GTCAAAGCCAAGAGTTTGATGTAGCAATGGACTAATACGAGTAATAGTCATGGTTTTCTCCTTTTTAAGCAAGTTAAAATTTCGTGACCCCGAAGGCATCACGACTTACTTGGCAATCACAAACGCCGTGCGATTAACAAGATAAGTTCTTTGCGGATTACTTTGATTAAAGACTTTGATAAACTCGTTACCACCTTCTCTAATCACGTTATCATAATCCCGTGTATATACTTCTTCTTTAGTATATTTATTTATCAGTTTTACCACATTGTTTTTCACTTTGTTCATGATAAATTGGCATCAATCTTTTTTCTTTTTACCTATGTTATACTTGGCAATCAATTCCCAATTGTCTTTTTCCTTAAAGGAAATAATCTTAATCTGATGAATTGGTGCCATGTTATCTTTGATTATATCATGATTAATCACTTTAATCAAGCCCCACTCTTCAAGTAAATTGGCAATTGCGTTTCGTCTTTGTATATCGTTTTCGGTAATTGTTGATGGTTTACCGTCTAGTGCAAAAAGTTCTTTAAAGTGAACAATATAATACTTGCCTTGTTTATGTAAAATGTGGCAAGATTGATACAGAACCCTCTCTTTTCTTGACGATACACCGATGCGTGTTAATGTTTCGCGTACTTTTAGAAAGTCATCCTCTTCTACAAGAACGACTTCAACAAACTTAGATATATCCACCATGTCATTTTCCTAATCCACCCTTCTGGGTTTGTTCTTTTATTTGTTGGATTTGTTCTTTACTCAGAAGGCGTAAAGCGTCTTGTGCTTTAGAGTCGGATAGTCCAAAGACTATTTTGATACATTCCAAATCATCATTTTTTTCCGACTTTGCCCACTTCGCAAAAGGTCGTTTCATAGACCTGACAGTATTTAGCAAAAAGTCATTTTGCATCTTTTTGTCAAGTCCATGAAGGCAATTCATCTCATTTGCGAACAGAACACAGTCTTTGTGATAAGATAAGGCTCGGTTGGTCAGAAACGGATTATAGTTCTTCTCCGTGATCTCGTCCACAATGAGTTGATTTTTACTCTGTAGGATGGCGTTCACATAGTCAAAGAGTTTAATCATGTCAAAAGTCTCACAAATCCTAAAGTATCTATAGATGTCAGCAGGAGGTAGTTAGCAAACATGCCAAAAGATTTCCTGCTATGAGCAGCCCAGGCACAGATAATACAACCAGTAATCCACATAGGATAAAGAACCAATAGGGGAGGGTTTGGTATGGTAAGTGCCATTGTAAGACTACACCCAATGCTAATAAACCAAGCAATAAGCTCGGCAATAAAGCGAACACGATTGCTATTCCAATCATCTTTAATCCAATCAAAAATATTGAAAAGTAAATTATTCATGCATAACTTGAATCTGCATATTTAATTAATTCATCTATTTCACTTTGATGTAGCTTTTGAATAGGAACAAGTGCATCTTGCTCAATCGGAATTACGATCATTTTATTACCGAACTTTGTCGTGTATCTTTCTGAAATGGTAAAATTTTTAGGGTCTGCTTTAAAAATCCAGCCTCCCCATTTGTAATTTCGTTTCATCAAAGGTGGTATGGACACAAAATAAAGTTCATCCACATTCCTACATTTTTGTAGTTGATTTTCTCTAAATGTAAAAGCATTTTTCATAACAAATGGTTGTTCAGTTTTCACTTCAACCATTTTACCATCAACAATCATATCTTTCATACGATCAAAATGATCAATTGATTCTTGAACTTTACGACCTTGACTATTAAAGTAATTTACAATAATTTTCTCACCAATTCTTCCTAGTATGTCAATTTTATCTTTATGTTTCATTTGAACTCCGCATTAGCCATAATTTCTGTCAGACAAGCAACAAGATTAATTTCAGCATCAGCAACAAATGCTTGCTTATACTGATAGTCGGCAAGAATAATGACAACTTGTGGAATACTCTGAGGCTTTAAGACATCGTATAACGAATCATAAAGTTTGCGAAAGAATGTCGTGTTATCAATTTCAGTTGTTGCTGCCCATTTACGGACGGATGTAAAGTCTTTTTCTTTCAGATGTTTGACAATCTGTGTGATGGAAATATCACCAATCTGAGAGAGTATGCCTACATCAATCTTGCCGAGTTGAGAGTAGCGTTGTAGTTCATTAATAACACGACGAAAATCTGGAAAATGTTTTTTGATAAGTTCAGCAACAACCTTCTTATCGTAGTCAACTTTTTCCGAATCTAGAATAAACTCAATGCGCTTGAGAAACGCAGATGCCATTTGCGCTTTTTCACCATTTTGTAAACTAAAATCGATTACTGCACATCGTGAATGTAAAGGATCAATAATTCGATTTTTGTAATTACAAGTAAAGATGAAAGAACAGTTGGACGCAAACTCCTCAATTGCGTTACGGAGTGCTGGCTGAGTTGAGTTTGGATTTAGGTAGTCTGCTTCATCGATGATGATAACTTTTCGACCACCCGAAAATGACATCGATGAAGCATAACTTTTAATTTTGTTTCTGAATACATCAATGCCTGATTCATCAGAACCATTGATTATCATGTAATCGCAATCTATTTCGTTGCACATCGCTTTGGCGATTGTTGTCTTGCCCACGCCTGCGCCACCAGATAGAAGCAGATTTGGTATCTGTTTCTGATTCACATATTCTTGAAAGACTGTTTTCAATCTTTCTGGAAGAATACAATCTGATACCGTTCGTGGTCGATGTTTTTCGACCCACAGTAGATGGTTCATAATTACCTTTCACAAAAATCATAATGTAATATTATATCAGTCAGCGTTCAATCGTGCAACAACATCCAAGTAATTTTCTTTTACTTGCCAGTCAATGCCATTAACGCCTTGTAGAACAGTCCGTGATCTAATATCTTTATTTGGACTGTTCAATTCAAAAACAGAAGTAATTGCATCTACGTTGATAGCAATTGAATCACCATCAAATGTAGGTTCTGCATTGGTAAAATAAATGAACTTACTCATACTGAACCTTTCTCATATTTTGAACCAGTTTCCGTTGCAATCCAATATTGCAAGTTTAGGTCTTTATGTTTAAAGTTTGAAATACCCTGTGAAGAAACTTTTACCTCATATGAACCAGATATCATCTTCAAGTTTTCGACTTTAAAAATCATCGTATACTTGTCACCATTACCCTCAGCAATTTCAAGTGAGTCTGTGTGTGCTGCATCATTCGTCATATCAAGTGCATTGATGAATACTTTGTTTCCATCGGATTCAATCGCAACATACGTCGAAGACAATACATTTGCTGCACTCATAATCCAATCGAAGTCTGCTTGATTAAGCACAAGATTTATCTCAGATTCTGGCATGGCAATAGGCTTGTCTGATGCGGCAACAATCAAGTTAGGCGAACAGAAGCGATATCTAATTTTGCTGCGACCTTTTAAACCAAAAATCAAAACATCATTATTGTCAAACTCAATCACAGGTTCATCTTTGTGTAGAGTTAGTACAGATAAAAAGTTGTTAAGATCGTATACACCAAACTCTGCTGGAATTTCTTCAGAGATGACCGCTTCAGCCATTACATTCTTTCGTGAAGAAACGGTACGAAGTGTTTTACCTTTTCTAAAAAGAATACCTTGATTGATTGTCGCAAAGTTTTTAAGAATGTTAATTGTATCACCAGAAAGTTTCATAATTTATTTCCTTGTCAAATCATGATTGTGTAAAGCCATTATAGCATAATGAACGACTTTCATCAAGTCATCACGATTATAGCCGTTCTTTTTGCCGTAACGCTGTGCATACTTCATAATATTTCCAATACAAAATCCTTCACCATGACCGCTGTCCATGATAAATTCTGATGCTTGAAATTTGTTTTGTGAGTAATGTTGTCCGTATGTCTTATTAACATACTCTTGTATTTCTTTAAGAATACGGTCTTCACTATACTTGTAATTGATCACAAGCGTCCCGTATACTGAGCAACTGCTGGCATGTTACCAGTAAATGCATATGTACCAATGTGTTGAGTACGCATCCATGGACACAACCAAACTTGTCCACCAAGTTTACGCCACATCTGACAGAACATATAATCTTCTGATAGATAACGATCAGAACCACCACCAGTATAACTATTGACAGTATCAATTACCGTATCAAAGTATGCATGAATATATCGTGATCCATCAAAATGTTCTTGACCAACATGGTCTGGTTTGTAACGAATTTGTGGAAATGCTTCTGCCATTTTATCAAATACATGGCGTTTGATCATCATGTGACCTGTACCAATTTCCATAACTTGAAGTGGTTCAGATACTTGAAACTGTTCTGTCCCTTTTACCACATTGAAGACATATTCTCCAACTAGATTCTCAAGTTCTCTTGGATTTAAATCAGGATTACGTCTTGCTGTGTCAGCAATGTTACCCCAATTAATTGATTTTTTAGGATAAGGTCCACCAATTACATCTTTGTCTAGTGCCATCAATGCTACGATGTCATTCGGATCGAAGTGAATATCAGAATCGATGAACATCAAGTGTGTGTAGTCTGTGCGTAGAAATTCATCTACGAGGTAATTTCTTGCTCTTGTGATTAGAGATTCGTTAAAGAGGAAGGAAAACTTGACTTCAATGCCATATTTGATCATCACGGTCTGTAGATCAAGACACGATTTCATATAGAGTCCGTGATTCATACCACCATACATTGGTGTAGCCACGAACAATTTGTTTTTTCTTAACTCTTCAAGATTGACTTGTATCTGCATAATTTATCCATGAAAAAAAGTGAGAACACATAGTATATATATGCTCTCACTCAATTCTTTAGCTTTTTTTAGGCAAAAGCTTGAGCACCAAGAACTGCATGTGCCATAGCGACCATTTCTTTGCTTGGCTTACCTAGACGGTAGTATGTGATAGTACGACCGTTGTCGAGTTTTTTCTTGTTGGTATAGATGCAGTGGCCTTCTGCACGAAGTTCTTCAATACGGGCACCGACATTGCTGATACCGAAACGTGCTTTTGCTTGAGCAACAGTCAACGTGTTATAAGGACCTTCTTTAGAAAGGTAGTTAAGAATTTTCTGTTTCGCAGACATTCAATTTACTCCATAAAAAAATAGTCGCACTAGAAAATATTAAGTAGAGGCGACTTTTCTCTACATAATTATCATTGTATAAAAAAAAATAGGGTGTGTCAACACACACCCTAGGTAAATGTGAAAGACTACCTTAGAATGGAATCTCTTCGGTATTTTTGGTAGGCTCAACAGCAGTTTTTTCTGCTTTTACGGAAGGATCAATACCCGCATCAATTTTGGTATACAAATCGAAGAAGGTAGCTTTAGTATCAGCATCAAAACGATTCAAACAATAGTCAATCGCTTTTTTCTTATCGCCGTAGATACCAAATGTTTTGACAATGTGTACCAGACGGCGTGTTGAAATAACTTCATCACAGCCACCATCAGCAAAAGTATTACGAATTACATTTGCCCAAGACACAAGATTTTTGGCAAACACTTCATCAGAGCGACCGACTGAATCAAGTTCTTTACCGATAATTTTTTCTTCAACACGAACTGGTGGCCATTCTTGTTCCATTGTGTTAGGAAAACGCTCAAGAAAGGCTTCGTTCAATACGTTGGTAAACATATAGCGACCGTCTTCGGAACCTTTACCCTTTGTGTTAGCAGTAGCGAACACAGTAAAGCCAGGTGCAGGTGTTACCAATTCATTCTTTTTCTTCAGCAAGAATGGTTTACCCTCAAGTACCCGCTGCAAGCACGAAAGATTTTGTGCGCCGTAGTCGATCTCATCAATACAGAGAACAGCACCCTGACGGGCTGCTACAGTCACAGGACCGTCACGCCATTCCATCTGACCGTTGATTAGAACATAGTTACCAAGAAGATCACCCTCGTCGGTATCTGGTGTCATTGATACGCAAACGAACTTGCGTTTTGCTTTTGCACAAGCCTGTTCGATTGACATTGTTTTACCGTTACCAGACTGACCAGTAATAAACACAGGAAAGAACTGATTAGATTTCACAATTGACAACACATCTTCAAAGTTGCCAAAAGGAACATAGTTGCTATATTGAGAAGGAATCAGATTCTCAAGTTCAAGATCAGTTGTCACATTCGCAATACGATTGCCAGGCAAGACATCGGTTTTTGTCATAGGTATTACTTGAGCAACCATATTAATATTTGCTGCTGGAGCAGCGTTGGAGACTCCAGGAACGCGGAACACACCACGCTTTAGCTTGTATGCTTCTTCTTTAAAAAACCATTGTGGCCAGTTTATTCCTGTCTTCTCTACAACGGCACGAACATCATCACGGGTAACTTCAGATTTGCCAGTTGCAATAAGTGCATCAATAAAAGCTTGGCGTTTGTTAGCACGACTTGTCATAATATAAACTCCATCACATTAGGAACTATCATTATAAAAGAATATCGCCACTCTGTCAAGTGGCGATGCATTATCAAATTGCTATCATACCAATGAAACGTGAAACCAGAACACGATTGACTTGGCGGGTTTTCGTAAACTTAGAAAACGCTTTTGTCAAAGAGGCTGTGGTAATTTTTTCTGGTGCTTCAAAGTCTTCATCATCAACATCTAGATCATTACCGCCAGGCAAAAGAAAGAAAGATTCGTAGCCAGGGTTTTTTGATTCAAGAAATTTTTCTTTACGCAAAATTTTGGCATACTTTGCATACGCATCTTTCAATTCGTACCATTTTGCTCGTTCTTCTTTGCGTAGTTCGTTTATTTCAGAATTGAACAAACGACGGCGCATTGCATTTTTTAGAGTAGATTTTGGTGCAAGATAAAAGCCAATGATTTTCACACCAGTTGTTTTTGTCAACCAGTTACCGATAGCGATTCGTACACCATCATCGCCACCAGGAACTTCTTGCTGCACTTTATTTTTCTTATCACACAGAAAAACATTTTGATAACCTGTGCTGAAATAAGTTCGATTTTGTATAGCACCTTTCGATACAAAGGCATTAATCTCATCAGCATCACCGTCGTGTACCACACACAGATTTACAATATCAAGATTGTTTACCGTCTTGAATTCATTAATCAGTGGTTGACAAGCAATCATTGCCTCAGTCAATGGTGTGTTCGACAATGAATCTGATGGTGGTCGATAGAAATTACTACGACTACCGTAACGGCACGACCATGCATCCATGAGACACAGAATATTTTTTACTGCTTTTGAAAATTCTGAGTTACTCATTTTTGAGTTAATCATCTCACGCAAGTATACGGAAGATAATGACATCTCTTGATTGTTTTCAGTAAAGCAACCATATGATTTGCTATCATGAATATCATAATGAGTCGGCTCATTCGGAAAATCTTTGTCACGAATATGATCAGCATTACCGAAACCATATGCAGCAAACGGTATGTTTACTTTGCGACAGAATGTAGCCAGAATCAAAATTTGTTCATATGATGCAGATAGATTGTCAGACATTGAGCCAGACTTATCTAGTAACAGAATCAAGCCGTGAGACTTACCCTTAGGTATACGCATGACTTTTTTGAAAATCGCATCATCGATTTGATATTTGAACACACGACTTACATCAATGTCACCAGTGGATGATACTTTTGCTTTTGCAAATTTATCAGCCGCTTTACGCATCTCAAACTCTTTTGCTAACAATGAAATGAATCGTTCGTTTTTACGACGAAAATCATTGTACAAATTACTGGCAATTTGTTCGTAAGTAGGCAATTGTTCAGTAAATTCTTCAGTCAGAATTTGTTGCACACGTTTTGCAGGAGTGATAATCTTTTTCAGATTAGGTTTTGGTACATTCACATACACATACTCACGGGCATGTTTTGCAATAAGTTTGCCTTCATTCTGACGAAAGTTTTCATCAGTCTCACACCGAGGTTCAGGTGTTTGATCCTCGTTTACGCTTTCTGATTCTTTGAATCGGTTAATATCATTCTTTGTTTCATCTTCATCATCACCATCTTCATCCGATTCTTCATCAGAGTTTGATGCCGATTCTTTTTCTTCATCGCCATCTTCACCCTTTTGTGTAGATTTAGATGGCTCATTACCTTCACCGTCTGTTTCATCATCACCTTCATTTGAACCAGACTCGGTTTCGTAATCGTCACCGTCTTCATCTTCATCATACCCGAAACTATCTTCAGGCGTATTAGTCTGAGCCTGTTCTTCTTTTGAATAGTCCCAAATTTCGTCGGTCAGTTTCAAAGCTTCTTCAAAAGTTTCACAAGCTTGAACCCGATCAACAAAGTCTTGTTCTTTTGCATTGAATGCAACAGGCAAAGAGTAACTAGATTTTGTGTAAATATTCAAACGATCAATGAACGGTAGTGTATTGACTGTACGACCACGCAGACCGAAAAAGTCTTTGTCCATGAGTTCATTGAAGCCGTTCACAAATGAACGGCGTAAACCAGGGTAACGGCGCTTTTGGCGTTTTTCAATTCGTGCATCTTCAACTACATTCAAAAAGCCTTTGTAGTTTACACCTCGATCATGAACAGCACCATGCCAGCCATCGGCAGGTGTATCTAAAGCGTGACCAACTTCATGACCCATTAGTAAGTCATAAAGATCACCAGACATTTGTTCCCAGATAGGACAAGTCAGAACACGATTTTTAGGATCGAATGATGCCGTAGGTACTTTGGCATGTTGAACAGTAAGATTCTCGGTTGCCATCAGTTTGGCAAGCCCAGACTTTTGATTTTGAATATTGCTCATTAGATAACCTCAATCATCATTGAACAATCATTATATATGAAGGAACGGGCTTTGTCAAGTCCGTTGTGATTTGTTGCATAATTGACATCTTTTTCTCCAATCAATCATCATGTAGCAATGATATCATGGAGAAAAAAGACTGTCAAGCTTTAAAATTTGTTACTAATTTCATACCATAGTTGTTGACATCTTTAGTCAAAGTAATATCTTTTTTGTAACGCAGTTCGTTTTTCTTGAATGGAGAATAGTCAACATAATGATGCCATCGTTTATACTTCCACACCATTCGCGCAACATCAGGATGCATACGAACCAACATCTCTGATTTGTTTCTTGTACCCTCTGAGTTGATGCCCTCTGTCCAAAAGTTTTTCTCTAGACCTTCTTTGTGATAGAACTCTTCGGTATTACCACCCTTGACAGTTTGTGTTGCTGCTTTACCTTGTAGAAATGCATTGAACTGAATTGTACAATCACCATCTTTTAATACACGCAGACAGATATCGGTGTCTTCATTGTAACGACCACGCCAACGATGTTTGCAATCATTTGAAATGAGTAGTGTGGAATATATTCGCGTGTTCTTTACATACGGTGGATAACTTTGATTTGGTGCAATGAAGAATCTGTACTGAAAGCCAGAGATTGGCACATTTTCAAATCGATCAATAAAATCTTCTGCCGCTTTGAAAATTACACCAGACTCAACACGAATTCGTTCATTCTTGTGAAGACGATAAAAGTCTGCAATATTATCGTCAAGCACCCAATGTTTTTTGGCACCAATGGAAATAGAATGATCCCATGCAAAGTTTCTTGCACGACCAGGACCATCACCATGATTGCTAAATGGTGCTACGATTAGTGTAACGTAGTCACGAATTTTAAATTTGTCCAACGCTTTCTCATAAGGCTCTTCATCTTGTGGTTCAATTACTATGTAATGGTGTACTTTCATTCTAGATAATGATTTGGATGTAATCATCGAATCTGAACGACCTTTAGATACAATATAAACTGGATGTGTTGGATTAGTCATACAAAAAAATTCTCTAAGCTAGATTGTGTAAATGGTCTATAAACTTTTTTCCAATGTTTCACATTCTTCATGATTCCATCTTCTTCAAAAATTGTAATGCCGTCTGGAAATTTCTGTTGAATGTATCGAAGGGCATCGTAGTGTTCTCCTAATTGAAAAACACTTTTAGTTGATGAATCTTGCATCTCTTCCCAGATAGGTCTTTTGCCTTTCAGTTCTTCTGACGCACTTTTGTTAATGTATAAAAATTCATTTGACATTCTGGTGTTGATGCCGTTATACAAACACTCAAACAGAAATAATAAATCTTCCGCAACACGAATAGATGTGTCCATTTTTTCGATTACTTTTGAAAGTTTTTTGCCATCAAAGAAAAGATAGCCAAACACACCTTTAGTATCAGAATATTCTGTTGCAGCAGGTGGCACCATGCCATCTGATAAACCAACAATTCCTATATCTTCTTCATCTAACCATGTCGATGCTGATTCAAACAATCTAAGAATCTCTTCTTGGGTTGCTTTTCTTTTTGATTTATCCATATCAGACACATTCGTAAAATATTTACGATTTCTTTTGTAAACGATCAAATCATCATCGATCATTGCATACTTAATATTGCCCGCGTGATGATGAATAAATTTTCGTGTTTGAGACAATTGTGTCCATTGTCCGATAATTTCTTTAGGTAATTCCAAATATTCGCAAGGATACTCGTATTGAGAACGCTCACTTGAGTCGATTACCATCACAACTTTTTGTTGTAATTCTTTAGGTAAATCTTCAAACGTAAATTGTTTATTCGCACGACGAATCGTTGGAATATAAATGCGTTCGATCACTCTTCAATCCATCTTTTCAACATGTTCTGATCACGTTCAAGTTTTGGATGCCAAATAGACTTTGTTTTCTCACTCAGATTTTGTTCAATGAGTTTCGCAAAATCTTCGTAGTCTTCTTTGTTACGAAAATGTACATAGATTGTTTTATATGTTTTCTTATTGTTCTGCTCATACTCTGGCATACCAGTCCAATGTTTTTTCCATTCAACATTGTCAACATCAACACCACCTTGATCATCTTCTTCATCACTCTCACCAAAAAAACGATTAAGAGTTGGCGGCTGATACTCATCAGTCAGCAACTCCATGCAGTTTTCATAAGAACTAGATTCTTTGACTTGATTATTTTCCATTCTTTTGACCCCTAACAATCTTCTTTACGATCTTGTTTGCTTTTTGTCTTGCCATTTTCAACGCAAGTGGTTTCACTAATTCAGTATACTTGATTCCATTCAAATGATCAAGTTCATGCAAGAAACAACGTGCAGAAATACCTTCAAGTCTTGTTTGATTTACCGTACCATTTTCATCGGTAAATTCAACGACAATCCATTCAGGTCGTTCAACATTCAAAAATAGTCCTGGAAAAGAAAGACAGCCTTCTTTTCCTCTTTCATCTGTTCCACGTTCAAGTACCTTCGGATTAATACAAACTAACTGAAACTCTTCTGTACCCATTACAAATATTCTTTCTGAAATGCCGCATTGATTTGCAGAAAGTCCTAATCCAGAATACAACTTCATCGTCATCTTCAAACGCTTTGACAACTTGACTAGTGCTGGTGAAGGAAAACCACCAGCGTATTCAGGTATTTTTTGTTTCAACAATGGATGATCTTCACCAAAAACTGGCAACGGATCGATGCGATCAACTTGTTGTATGCCAGCAGAGGTGTCAATTGTCAATATTTCACTCATGTCACTATCCTTGAAAAATTCTTAATCTTATCAAATCTAATTGTGTTTGCAAATTTATCTTGTAGTATATCACCTTTGTGGCTGATAACAAACAGATTTACATCATCAAGCGCATGAAGAATCTTCATTAACTCTTCCGTACCTGTAATATCCAAAGACGAATCAAACACCTCATCGAGTATTAAAAGATTCGTGTTCGTGGAGTTTTTCAATTTAGCTACCGATCTCCATGTCAACATCAATGCCATATCAATACGCTGTTTCTCACCTTCTGAAAAATTGTGATATCCAAAATCATCACGATGTCTAGACTTAATTGTTTCTTTAAATGACTCATCAAGATTAAAGTTTACAAAAAAGTCCATACTTGACAAATACTTGTTGATCAACTTATTGATTACAGGCAAATATTGTTTGATGATATTTGTTTTTATTCCTGTGTCTTTCAACAAGCTTGCCGCAACATCAAAATATGTTTTTTCATCTAATAGCTGCTTCAAAATATTATGTGCTTCATCAATTTGTTTTTGTAGAATCTCAAGTTCGTTACCATCTGTATTTTCATATATAGGTTTTTTCAAATCTTGGATTTGTTTTTCTAGCTTTTTTATAGCAGATTCTAAACCAGATTTACCTGTTTGTTTTGTGGCTAGTTCAATACGAACTTTTTGTAAAACTTTTTCACTTGCTCTGATTTCATCTAGTATCTTTTGTTGTGTTTCTATTTTTTCACAGAGTTCAGTTAGACCGCCAGTAAGTTCCTGCTCCTTTGATAAAATTTCCCCAAGTTGTCCCTCTTTAAACTCCAGGGTAATGGCTTGCCTGCACGTTGGACAATCAGCATTGTGTTCATAGAAATGTTTATCTGATGCCACTTTGGATATCTTGCTTTCAATTTGCGATTCAATCTTTCTAAGCGCCGCAATCTTCTTCTCATTTTCAGGTGCTTTTGCCACGATGGCATCCAATGTGGCGATTTGTTTGCCCAACAAGTCAATTTCATTAGATAAGGTGCCAATGGTTTCTCTACTACTTTGAATCTCACTCTCATATTCTTTTACCTTTGCTTCATTATCTTGATTGAGTTTGTCTTGATGTTCCTTCTTCAACTCATATCGTTGATTGAGTACAACGATTTCGTTTTTTTGTCCAACAATTACGTCTTTGTTGATTGAAAGTCTGTCTTTGACAAGGCTATTCATTGTGGAGAAGATTTGAATGTCTAACAAATCTTCAATGATTGCTCGACGATCAGCAGCAGATAGCTGCATGAACGGAGTAAAGGATGCTGAACCAAGAATAACAATCTGCGTGAAAGACTTGTAGTTTAGTTTGAGAATAAACTTCTCTAAGTAGTCTTGGTAATCTCTTACAGCCGCATCTTGGTTCAGCAAAACTGAATCTTGATATATCTCAAAGATGTTCGGTTTAATGCCACGAACAATCTTGTATTGTTTGTTGCCAATATCGAATTCAATCTCAACCACACAATCACGATTGTTTATTGAATTTACGAGATTGGGTTTGTTAATATTGCGAAATGGTTTACCGAACAAAGCAAAACACAATGCGTCTAGCATTGTAGATTTACCAGAACCATTTGTACCTACAACTAATGTATTGGCATTACTATTTAATTTTAGTTCTGTAAAATAGTTGCCTGTACTGAGTAAATTTTTCCAACGTAAAGTTTTAAATAATATCATTCAATTTGGGTGTTTAATGCTTCCACATAAAGTTCGCGCATGAGATTTTTCAGTTTATCATTGTCAACATTTAATGTCAAGTTATCAATGTACTTCGATAGTATTGTTACCGTATCTTCTGCTTGATCTACCAACTCGTCATCCGTAACAATTGGCATGTCGGTAAAGTCTTCTACGATGGAAATATCGGCAGCACCAACCTTGTACAAATTATCTATTACCATATCAAACAAGAATGGATTTAATTTATTGATTACAACAACTTTGACATAGCAACCTTCATAGATTGAATAATCCATAAATGAAGATTTATAACCTTCAGCAAAGTGTTCATGTTCATCATTGTAGTTCAACTTGTAAAACATTCTGTATGGATTTTGAACAAACTCTTGTTCGCGTGTTTGAGTATCAAAGATAACAAAGCCACGTGGATCATTGTAATCTGCCCATGTCATTTCTGTAGGTGTGCCGACATAGTAAATATGCCCATCATCTGAACGATGATGGAAGTGACCAGACAAAACAACATCATACTTGTTAAACATCGCTTTGTCAATACCTTCATGGCAAATTGAGCCACGATCCATTTCAAAACCAGCTATCTCAAAATGTCCGAAAACAATTTGTGATTTAGAATCTTTTATTTTTTGGTAGATTTCTTCTTGATTGTCATCACATATCCAAGGTACCAAATCGATATCAATGCCGTCAAACTGCATTGTATTAAAAGTATCCAGTACAGTAATATTATCATAGCCATCTAAAAGTAACTGTGAGGAATTAACTTGTAGGGTGTTTTTGAACGATACATCATGGTTACCAAGGAACGTGATGAATGTGATGTTGTTCTCTGCAAGTTTATCAAAGAAATATTTACGAGACAGATAGAGTGAATTGAAGTTAATAAACTTACGGCGGTCGAAAAGATCACCAAGTTGTACAACGGTTGTAACATTGTGATCCTTTAGATATGGAAAGAATGTGTTCGTATAGAACTTATCCAAGTATTTATGAAAATCCAAAGAATCACCTCTCATACCGAAGTGAGTATCACCAAGCACACATATTTTCATATTAATCTTCTAAATCTTCGTCAATAAATTGTTCTAGACCTTCTGCTTTTTTCTTTTTCTTATTCTTTTTATTCTCTTCGAAGTTGTGTATAAACTCTGATATATTATCGTACAACTCAAACTGTTTCATATTACCATTTTCATCTTCGAACATCTCACCTTCATCTAATAATCCAAACTGTTGTGTTGCTTTATACTTGACATACAATTGTTTCTTTTCACGCATAATTCTACGCAGAAATGCATAGTAAATTATCTGTGTAAAGTAAGCAAATGGATTTTTAGACTTTGCTGGATCAAAGTTACGAAAATACATCAAACAGTTTTCTACACCGTCTGATATCATTTCATCACGATATGTGTATGAGATAAAATTTGGCTTACGTGATAGATGTTCTGCAATCTTCAGAAAGCATTCACCAATGTAGTCTGGTATCTTTGGTTCTTGAGTCTTATCTTCTTTTGCTTTTTCACAATCAGCCCTATACTTGATAAGTGCAGCAAGAAAGTCTGCGTTATTAACGTAATGATTTGCAGTTGTCATTATACATTACCGTGAATATTATTCTTTAAGTATGTGTATCCTTTGATGAGTTCTTTTACGCCGTCGTCTAGTGTAAAATATGGTACCCAACCAGTCTTCTCTAATTTTTCATTAGAGACAATGTAATTACGTTGATCAGGATCTTTTTTGATATCACCCTCTACTACTGTAAAATTAGGAATGTGTGTCTTGATTATATCACAAAGTTCTAATTTAGACAAGTTTGCGGACGAAAGACCTACGTTATAAATGTTACCTTTCATTTCATCGAATTGATAAATTGCATGTAAAAACGCTTCACAAACATCGCGTACATGAATGTAATTTCGTTTAAAATGTCCTTCAAAGATAACGACATATCCATCATTGACTGCACGATATGTCAAATCATTTACTAACAAATCTGTACGCATACGTGGTGACATGCCAAACACGGTAGCAAGACGATAGCTAATTGCGTTTTCATGTTCCATTAAACGCTGTTCTACTGCCACTTTATCTACAGCATATTTCGACATCGGTCGTAATGGAGACTCTTCTGTACAGAAATTATTTTCGTCCCCTGTGCCATATGCGGAGTTAGTTGTTGGCATAATGATACGCTGGTCTTTTGATAAGCTGTTCAATAACCAAAACATCGCATCTTTATTTGTCGTGTCAGCACCAACAATGTCTTTATTACACAAAGGCGCACCAACAAGTGCCGCAAGAGGTATAACTACATCTGCATCTTTGAGTAGAGGTGTCATATGATTTGGATTGCGAATGTCGCCATTCACAATAGAAAATCTTTTGTTTTCACAAAGATGATTTAATCCTGTTTGTCTATACATGAAGTTGTCAATCACAGTTATTTCGTGATTCATCTGCAACAAATACTCAGTCAAAATGCAGCCAATATAGCCAGCACCACCAGTCACTAATATTTTCATATTACACCCTATTCAATATATTTGTTATTTCATCAATTGCCATTTTCTTCAAAGTTGGATAGTTACCAATGTAGAATGAATAAAAATGCATGTGTTCAGTATTTAAAAACTTTTTGTAGTAATCTTGAGGCACAATTCCCTTCAGATAAGGCTGTCTTAATTGATTACCACCACCTGCTGAACCGCGACGGAATTCTATTCCCTCATCGCGCATCTTGCCCATTAGTCTATCCACGAATTCTTTATTTGCATACTCTGGCTGCAACACAATGTTGAATGCATAATTGCTGCATCCAATCAATCTAAAATCAACCTTATATTTTTTCTGATCTAATTTAGATAAGAAGTAAAACAGATTTTCATTTCTTATTTTAACATTTTCATCCAAATGTTTCAACTGATTTTGACCAAGTATACCACCAATTTCATTGTTACGCATATTGTACGCTGGGTATGCAAAAATAAAATCTGGATTCAACTCTGGATTTTCTGCTTTGTATTTTTCAGACATTATCCAATCACCACACTCACGAACCATACCGTGTGAACGAAGCATTCGAACTGTATGATATACTTCAGGATCATCTGTACATACCATACCACCTTCAATGGTAGACATGTGATGTGCAAAGTAGAAAGAGAAGTTAGACATCCAACCATAACTACCTAACAATTTGCCATTGTGTGTTGCACCATGTGACTCACACACATCTTCAATTAAAGGTATATTACGATGACGCAAAACTTCTAATACCCTATCAGATAGACAATCGAATCCTTGTGCATATGTAACAAAAACTGCGCGTGTTTTATCTGTGATGGCATTCAGTATACCATATTCGCTCATGCCAAGTGTGTCTAAATCAATATCAACAAACACAGGCGTAAAACCGCATTGAAGGATAGATGCGATATCAGAAACCCATGTAAATGGTGGCACAATCACTTCTCCACCTTCTGGATGTTTGATCTTCAACATCGTCATTGACAGTAGATTCGCTGATGCTCCTGAGTTGACAAACACGGAATACTTTACACCAAGCCATTTACTCCATGCTTCTTCAAAAGCACGACATTCTGGTCCGTTTGTAAGTTTAGGATTATCTTTTTTAAGATGTTCTATTACCAAATCTAAATCTTCTCTAGTAATATTGTCTGACATTAAAGGATACTTCATTTTCACTCCATGATAATTTGTGAGCCATTATAATCAAACTTAAATGGCACCCATACATTAATTTCGGGTAATGCTATTTTAATTTTTTCATGCGTATCTGGTGATGCAATAAACATAAAGAAACCACCACCACCAGCACCCATCAATTTACCACCATACGCGCCAGCGTTTATTGCTTTGTTGTATATGTTATCTATGTAATCGGATGTTATGTCGTTTGTTAATGATCTTTTGAGAACCCATTGTTCTCTGAGCAAACGACCAATCTCTTTATATGACGCTCGGTTCTCAAAAGCAGTCAAAGCAGACTCAGCAATATTGCTTATGCCCTCAAGCAATGCATTGTTTTTTCCTGCTTTGATTTTTTCAACTTGTTGCTTTGCGTGAATGTCTGATAGTCTATCGATGCCAGAAAATCCTAGCATGATATAACTTTCTAGACCGTCCAAATAACTTTGTGGTACTTTAAGATCACGAACAACAATGTCGTTATCGTTCAGTTCGATAACACGAACGCCACCATATGCAGCTATAATCTGATCTTGTACTCCAACAGATTCGCCAATATAGTTTTGTTCTATATTGATTGCGTCAACAGCTAATCCATATGGTGTGTATAATTTGTTCTGATAATTTGTGATTGCATGAATTAGTCCAACAGTAAACGAAGAGCTAGATCCAATACCAGAACGAGCAGGCAAATCACCATCATGAGAAATAGAAATTCCATTTGACACTCCGTAATATTTCAAACACTCTCTTACTGACGGGTGTTCTATTTGAGAAACGTCTGATACACTTTCTATTTTAGAGTAAATAACTCTATTTACATAATCGAAGTAAGACGGTAACTTCTTAAAACTTATATAGCAATAATGTGCCATACCAGCAGAAATTACTTTTGAAGGTTTATTTTTATACCATGCGGGGTAGTCAGTACCACCACCAAACAAGGAAAGACGATATGGTGTTTTAGATATAATCATTTTTCGTTATGATAGTCTCCATATTCTACAAGTATGGTAGCTTTACCATCTCTTCGTTCATATGCTTTTGTATATGCAGGTATAATGTCTTCTGGTTCCTCTAATCTTATGACTTCGACATTTGAACACATAAGTTTGAATGCGTCCGTGTAATCACCGACATGTTGATGTTGTGGATGTAAGGGTCTTTCGGATCCGATGCTTGTGCGAATAATAATTCTTGGCTTATAATCAGACATCATCGTAATCTTATCAACATGATTGACAAGTTGATTCGTTGCACAAATCAAAAAATTCCAACGTGGATAGATGCTGACTGGTATGTATCCTGCAAGTGCTAATCCAAGTGTCATGCCCATTTGGGTGTCTTCAAATACAGGCAATTCCAGTAATTGTTTCCTAGACACTTCTTGTAGTGAATTTGTCATAGCAGTTCCTGGATATTCTACTGCTTGACCTAAAAAAATCACTTGCGAATCTTTCGCAAGCATGTTCATTGCTGCTTTCAATTCATCAGAATATTTCAAAATTGTACCCTCTTTCCTGCACCCGCATGTGGATATTTTGTTTCATACTCATAATAGTATATGTACTCATCATCTAAATGTTTGTACGTTGACTCTTTCATGTTCCATGTTTTCATAGTATCTGTGCAAACAGACTTGCCGTTATCTTCAACTATGAATGTGATCGGTAATTGATTTGCCATGCTATACTTTAAATTTTCCATAAAGATACCAGATTCAGCAGTCATATCACCAACAAAACAATACACTCTTGAATCAATTCTTTTTAGTTTTAATGCCATTGAAACACCTACAGCAACAGGTATGTTTCCTCCAACAATCGCTGATGAATAAATGTTGTATTCTGGATAACAAAGAGAAATAGATTTGCCTTCTAAAATGTCTTTCTCAAGAACATCTTGCGGTACACCTTTGAGTAAACATTGATAGTGTGAACGCCAAGAACAAAATACCCAATCGTTCTGTCGCACTCTTCTAAAAAATTTAATCATCTCACTTTCGTTGCCATAGTATAGATGCACAGGCGCACGAATGCGACCATTATTGAAATGGTCTGCCATTTTTTCTTCGAATTCTCTGAGTTCTTCTTTAGTCACCTAGTATTTTCCTTTTCAATTTAATCTTGGACATATCTTCGATGTTCTTTCTAGATTGTAAACCAAATTTTTTTTCTACCAGATTTAAAAATGGTTTGTGTGTGAAGTATTTGTTCCATGCATCATCACGAAACTTCAATACTTCCGCACCAGTCAAACTCTTGGTGCGTAATGGCTTACAATCATAGGAAAAGAAAGCAAACTCCTCGAATGTCTGAGGTAATTCCCAGCCATTATCGACTGCTTCTTTGTAAAGTGGACTGCCTGGTAATGCCATTGCTGCATAGAAATTTGCATGTTCACAATTCAACTCTAATGCAAGATCAAGTGTCTCTTGCATTGTCTCTTGCGTGTCTTCTGGAAAACCAAACATGTAATTTCCAAGAACACTAATATCCGCATCTTTGATATCTTGAACGACTTCACGGATGTCAACTTGTTTGAATCGACCTTTATCAATCTCTAAACGAACTTGTGGATTGCCAGCTTCAATGCCTAATGCAAGCCAATTGACGCCAGCTTCTTTAAATAATTCCAATTGATCTTTGCGTACAGAATCAACTCTTGCATAAGCCCAAAAGTTAAACTTCATACCGCGATCAACAAGACCTTGTAAAATAGGCACATAATATTTTTTATTCAGAAAAAACATCTCATCAGTTAACCGAACTGTGCGTACACCTCTTTCCCACAGATACTCAAACTCTTTGAGCATTAACTCAGGTGACCAGAAACGCATTCCTCGTGAGTCTGATGATACTGTGTCTTTTGCATAAGATGTGCGATTCACAATATTAATCATACAAAAGTTACAACCAAACGAACATCCTAATGATGTAGAGATTGCTGCAAATGGTGTACGACCTTCATCAAGAAAATTTGAATGCCAATAATGTGCGCGATACTTATTGAATCCACCAGGCAGTAAATCCCATGCATAACCAGGCATCACACGATCCATGTCTTCTGTTTTTACAAGTTCTCCTGGTGCACCTATTGCAGCAAAACCATGTTTCTTATATACAAGACCGCGAACTTTATCTAGATGATCAACATAATTTGTTTGTAATAAATCTAGCAGACCATATACACCTTCATTGATGAAAACAAAATCGACATATGATAAACCAATTACTTCATATGGTAATGCAGATGCATGAGAGCCAATGAATACAATTTTAATTGATGGTCTTATGAGTTTGAGTTGTCTTGCTAGTCTTGATGCACCAATCATCATTGTGGTGCCTGAGTTTGGATTTTGTCCGTAAAGAACAAATACTGCTATGTCAGTATCGGTGCCCGAAATTCGATGTGCTGCATGTTCAAGGTCTGGCGATGGATCTGCATCGAAATCAAGAATACAAGGATCATATCCTTCTTTACGAACTGCTTGTGCAAGCAGTAACGCCCATGTTGGAGGTTCAATTGCAGAATATTTTTCTGAAAGTTCTTGATACGCCTGTTTCGCGCTACTCGGTATAACGAATGTCACCACTTTTGACATAATAAAAATTCCTGTTAATGTAGTTTTTTGTTCTTCACTTCTTGTATGTGTTGAACAATTTCCTCAATCATATCTTGAGGGGTTTCTTCATTCTCTTGCTCTTCTAACAAATCATCAATCATCTTATCTGAATCTGCCATTTCTTCAAGAGTTCGTTCCACAAGTTTATCATAATAGCGTATCATTGCATCTTTTGGTTCGATGACAGTTACGATATCGGAAGGATATATGAGTGCAGAATTTTCTTTAATCAACTCAACTGGCAACCATGGCATCATCATCATGATTGTTTGACCCGTAGGCATTCTTCGAAACACCACGCGCATGGGATCATTAATTTGAATTTGACCAGAATTTTCCTGCTCAAACATAGAAGCCATAATATCTTCACCAGATTGCATTCTTATAAGTTTTACGTTATGCATTCTTGACCTCTATATTATAGAACTTGTACTTAAACTTTTCTTCATCGTATATTCTAACACGATCTTGCAGATGTTGCAACGTGTAATTTACATGTTTACCAATACGAAAATCGTCTGCTATGTCGTAGAGAACTGCTTCCGTTTTGTTATTACCTATTCTCAAACCTCTACCAATCGATTGTAAGTTTCGTACTCTCGACTTGGACGGTGAAGCAAAAACAACATTATGAAGATTGCGGATATTAATTCCAGTGGAAAAAGTACCGTAAGAAGCAACGATGATGGCATCATTTTGTTTTTCCGTAATAGAGCGAACTTGCTCACGGACTTCAACATCTGTTCCACCATATACGAAAAAAACATGTCTATTGCCAGCTTTTTCTTCAATAAGTTTATGAAGTTGTTTGCCGTGTTTCTCTACAAGATTGAAGAGTATAAGTGAATTGCCTTTAAGTGACAATGCAAGATTTCGAATAAACTCATTTCTTGTGGTGCTTTTAACTATGTAGTCTATTTCAGATTGGTAATCCCAACCACGTGATAGTTTACACACTTCTTCAGAATATTTCAATACTAAACATTTAATGCGAAAATCTGCCAGTTGTTTATCTTCAATCAATTTTGCGGTAGTAGTAGATTGATAAACAGGTCCAAATAAACCTTCCAAAACTAATTTGTGTGTTTGTGTACCATCAATTGTACCTGTGCAACCAATTCGATATGATGCATTTCTCAAACCAGTCATGATGGTAGTCAATGACTTTGCTTTAAACTGATGCGCTTCATCACCTAATACAAAATCAAACTGTTCAAAGTATTCAGCAGGATTCTTGTAAATAGATTGCCATGTAGTAATTGTCAAAAACTTGTCAGTATGTTTTTCTTTACCTGAATACTGACGATGGCAGTTTGTATCTGCATCATAACCATACGATTTAAAGTCTGAATACATTTGTTCAACAAGAGATGTAGTAGGAACAATCAATAAACCTTTCTTGTAGTCTCTGTATTGTAGATACCTCAATATAAGATATTGAATCAATGACTTACCAGAACCAGTTGGAGATAATAACAACATTCTACGATTTCTGATGGCAAATAAGAAGGACTTGTATTGATATTCCCTGATGCCCTCTGTTATAATGCTTTTGTCTAATTGAAGTTGTTCAAGAAACTCATTTGCTTCTATTGCTGAAAAACTCTCTGTGTTGTTTATAGCAGCATCAATCTCAAGTTTGTAGTTTCTTTCTTCGCAAAATTGTTCAATGTAAGGCACAAGTCCGTGATAAATCGTATATGTTCGTAAATCAGCAAGTCTTATTTTTCCATCCCAAAGACGATTCTTGTACGCAGGCATAAATTGATAACCAGGCACAAAGAACGTAAAGTAGTCTGCAAGTTCTTGTGCGATACTTTTTTCACACTCAAACTTGATGAAAGCTTCATTTTGTTTATGTAAAATTAAATCAGACACCTTGTATGAATTTTTCCCAATCAATGAACGAACGGAGTTCCCATGTTCTATTATTTAATTCTTTCATTATCGCTTGACAAACCTCAACAATTTCTTCATGCAACAATTTTTTAGCAAGATACTTATTGATGTCTTCATCCGCTTCTAGGTATGTATTGATTTCAGATTTAAGTGTGTATGGAAATGGTTCCCAACCACGTGACTTCAATTCATCTTCATCAAGTCTACCTGTGTAATACTCCCATTTCAATTTACGCCATTTATTATAATTGAACTCTGCTTCTTTTGCCAACAGCCGATGTGTTGAAAGAATATTCAAATATTTTGAATGTAATTTGGGAATGTCAATTAAAGCTTTACCTGGTTCTGTGCGGTCAATGTTAGAATCCGCAGTCCACATTTGTAATATTTCGTCAAGTTTACTCATTCTATACCTCCTATTAGGAGTATATCACATTTAAAATAATTTTTCTACATTATAATAGGTAAATCTGAATGTAGCGTCTGCTGTAATGATTGTTTCTGGAGTATCCGTGGATGACACGACGAAACCAGAAAGTGAAATTGGAAATAAATCTTTAAAATTGAAACGGTAATAAGGCTTGTTTGATGCTGAGAGAATTGTTACCGCGCCATCACAATATTGTGGAGAATTTGTGGCTGCTGCTGTGGTAAATTGATTCAACTTTGCAAGATTTTGATATTCTTCAAACTCAGTTGGAAATGTTAATGCACGAAGCCAATCGTGTATCTCTAACCATGACAACATTTCCGCATCAACAATAAAAGTGACGTTCAATACGTCATAAATTGCTTTTTCTCCAGGTGCATAAAGTTCAACAAATGGATTGTTTACAGGAATTTCAGATGTTGAAATACCAGGTAAAGAAATTGTTTGGCAAAAGTATTGCAAATTCGGTGTACGAGCCAAATTCAGCGTAAACTTATTAGGCTGTAGTGAATTCGGATTTGTGGGGTTACGTTTAAGAGCAGTCATATCTCTATTTATATGCCATAAAAAAAGAGGGCTCCGAAGAGCCCTCTTGAACTACCACTCTAACGGTGGTTTCATCTTCTAAGAAAATTACATCAAGTTTGCAATACGGAAACCACGGTAGTAGTTGTTGCTCTGTGTTGTCAGAGCGCCAAGACCTTGGTTTGTACCTTCTGCGAATGGATTTGCTACCAGACCGTAACGAGTCTTGAAGCCAATCTTTGGCTGGAATGTACCAGTATCGACTGCACGAACCATCTGTAGAGGAACGTATGGGCAGTAGAACATACCTGCGTCATATGCATTCGTACCTTTGTATCCAACAACAGCAAACTCAGATGTTGAGCCTGTTGGGAAGTATGGATCGATGTAGACTTTGATACGACCGAAGATTGTACCAGCAAAAGTATTACCAGTATCGTCAACTGTCAATGATACTTGACCTGCAAGTGCTGAGTTGTAGTCTAGAATACCAGACATCGCAAGTGCAGATGCTACGTCTGAAGAACAGATAACGATGTTACCTTTTCCACGACGAGTTGTTTTTGCAATTTGATTTGCTTCACGTTCAATTTGGAATGCAAGACCTTTGATCTTTTCAACCATCCAACGACCGTTTGAGTCTGTGTCAAGGTTGAATGCACCAGCAGTTGTTGTACCTGCTTGGCAACCTGGCTTAGCAATCTTATAGATTGTGCGAATAACTTCGCGGTTGATTTCAGCAAGAATTTCAGCAGACAGAATGTTAGCCAGTTCTGTTTCTGCATCAAGACCATGAACTGCTTTCAAGTCTTGTGCAAGTTCCATTGAGTATTCTGCTTTTAATGCGCGTGTACGAGCTGTAACAGTAACTTTCTCAATTGAGAATGCCATTTCTTGGAATGTGTTACCAGCAGCACCGTCACCTAATGCTTCAGCAGAACCTGTTGTCATCGCGCCTGTAGGTGCAGCGTTACCAACGAACAGATAGTCTGTTGTGTTGCCTGCGACTGACATGCTTGATGCAACGATTGCGCCGTTTGCACCTGAGAATGCTGTGTTTGCTTCATTGTAGAATGCTTCGTTTCCGCCTTGTGAAGCGTAACGTGTACGCATTGCAAAGATCAAGCCTGTTGGGCCTGTCATTGGCTGAACGCCGCAAACATCATAAGCAATCAGGTTAGGAAGTGAACGACGAACCAAGCTGATCAGAATTGGATCAAAACCAGCAACTGGGCCAGCAGCAGCAGCACCGCCACCAAAGCCACCTGTGCCAGCAAAGTTAGTTGGTGAACCTGTTTCGTTAAGAATGCCAGCTTCTTTCATCATTTCTTGAGCTTGATTCTCAAGAATTACCGCTGTAACCGCTTTACGGTATGGATCTGCAATTTTAGGCATGTCTGGATGATCCAGAACTGCATTCCATTTGGTTTGTAGATTTTCAGACAAATACATTATTGTATCTCCTTGTTTTGTTATTATTTAAATTTTTGTTTTAGAAATTGCTTGTACAACCGAAGCGACATACGGATCAGCGATAACTTTCTTTTCGCTACCATCGTCTTCTACTTCTTCATGAAGATGTGATACATCGGCTTTCTTTAAGCCAGATGGAAAATAGTTCTCACGAATTGTCTCAAGTTTTTCTACGAATTCTTCCTCTGTGGAAAATTCTACACTCTCTGCAAGTGCTTTGATTTTTTCTACTTGAGTTGCTGTGAGCCCTTCACATACTTCATTTACAAGTTGTACTTTAATTGCTTCAGTAAGTTGTTTTTTATACTGAATATTCGCTTCAATTTCTTCATTCAATTTAACTTCCAGTTCTTCGACTTTAGATGCAAGTTCATCTACCAGTTCTACTTTGTCTTCTGGAACATTGATGTAATTTTCAGCAAACAGATTACGCAGACCAGCAATAAAGTCTTCTGTGATTTCTGAACGCAGACCGCTTTCGATTGCGATTTCGTTTTCATCCATCCACTGCTCTACGACATAGTTCAAGTAATCATCTACCTTTTCGGTAAGTTCTGCTTTGATTTCTTCAACAGCTTCAGCTAACATGCCAGCATATTCAGCTTCCATTTGTTCTTGAATCTGTGCAACACGGTCAAATACACGTGCCTCAAAGATCGTAGCAGCTTTTGCTTTGAAGTCTTCAGAAATGTTTTTATCGTCAGCAAACAATGCAGCAACATCTTCTTTCATCTGTGCTTTCATTTCTTCGATTGCTGTTTCATCATCAATCATTTCTTCATCTTCACGATCTTCTTCTTCAGGCATCATGTTTGTGCCTGAACCTAGACGCATGTTTTTGTCACCAAGTTGAACATCACTTGATGCCGCTGATGGCTTCATGTTGAGAGAAGATTGATTTGAGCCTGATGTATCTTTGCCCTTACTATTCAGTTTGGCAGAGTTATCATTTGGCTTATAATTTTGTGGTGTAGGACCACCTAAATCCTCAGGTGTTCCAGGATTGCCTGGAGGTGTATTCTGAGTTAATTTAGGCATTGGCATACCAGGAGCAGATGACTTGCTAGATGCAAGAATTTCTGCCGCTGCTTCCATGAGTTTGTTTGTTGCCATTGAATATCTCCTTATGATTTCTTATTTATAAATTTTAAAGTTTTCGTAGAAAGTTTTCGAAAAGCTGTAGTCCAACAGATTCAATTTCTCTGCGTGATGCTTTACGAATTTGCTGTTTGCTGTAATCGATGTCAGATTCAACGAACTTCCCCTCTACAAATAACCATTCTTTGTTTTCCATAATGCCCTGAACAAAAGCGCCAGGAGCAGAAGGATCAGCAACGATATCAGCAGCGGTTGCAAGGCGCAGGTCATCTTGTACTAGATTATAACCCTCTTTTGTCATTACGACAGAGCCCAACGCGCGGGATGAAACACCAAGACCAACACCAGACTCAATCAGATTTTTGGCAATTAAACCATATGGCGTTTCCATAATGAGTGCTTTACCGACAAATGTGTTGCCGTTTTCTACCAAACTTGTAATCTTATGTGACACACGTTCTAGATTTAATGATGGTGTGTCTGGATGTCCGAGTTCGCCAAGCGCACGGTTTGTATCAATGTATTCTTGTTTGTATCGCGCAACTTCATTCCGAAGTGTGTCCATTTTGTACATACGATTGTTACGATTAACTGCATCGCCAACTAGAAATATGCCTTCGATGTAAAGATTCTTTTTACCATCTTCAGTTTTTTCGGTAAGATATCTTACATTTTCAATGTGTTCTTTAATGAGTTTCATTATAGGTTTACTCCTGTATATGGATCAACATTGTATGTCGCATACTTGGCAAGATGTAAAATAATTGTGCCACCAGTATTGATTTCAATTACAATGCTTTGAGTGTTATTGTTTGCGACCGAATAACCATAAGAATCAAAGTCCATGTCACCGCCGTTTTGAAGTGCTAACAGAGGTACACCATTTCGAGTGATACGGATATTGCCGTTTGTTGACCACAAAACATGTTTGATATCGGCAGCAGTAACAGTTTCGGTCGTAGCGTTTGCTCTTAAACTATTGAGAGTGATTGTGTATGTTCCAGGATCAACCGCACGAACGATTGACGATCCTCTTAGAGTATTGGTAATTTCAAATGGCATTTTATCTTAGTCCCATAGATTTACGACGGCGCATTGACATCTTTCTTTTTAACAATGTGCGTCTGAGTTTACTTTTTCTTGTTGTTTTCCAAGATCGTTTTAACAAACGAGCCTTACGCAATCTTACTGTTGCTGGTATACGTTTAACTGTGCTGCCAGAAATGCGATAACCTTTAAGTCCAGATTTTTTTACATTTCTCTGTACTATAATTCTACCTTTTTTGTTGCGACGAATACGGCGACGAACTTTCGTAATGCGTCCCATTTTTACAAGGTTTGCATTACGTTTTTTAGCCGCTTCTTCTAATACTTCTTCGTCAACTTCAATTTCTTCAAACATCGCATCAACGATGTGTGGCTTTGCTTCTTCCATACGAACAGAAGCAATGTCATCCAAACGCGCAAAGATAAGTTCTTTGGCTTCGTCTAATTTATTCTGTAGAATTAAGTCTACAAAATTCATATAGTTTTCCAAATGAAGTTACAGATTCAGTTAGTTGTTGCCAAAAATAATTTTTACTATTTTCTTCCAACTGATCGTATGTGTTTATAATTTGTTGTTTTGTTTCTTCATTAAGTGAAATGATGTTGCCATCGTTTAACAATAATTGTTCCGACTCAACAAGTTCACGAATATATTCTTCGGCTTGAATTGGCGCGTCAAGAGCAGGACCATAAGGAACACTAAAAACTCTTTTAAGTTTATCACTCCAATACATTGCGATTCTTGTTCCATCTGGGTACAATCTTACCGCTTTACGTTTGATTACCAAAACGACCGGTGGATCTGGCACCAACGGATACGCTGAACCCACATTGTCTGCTCTTGCTTCTTCTAGTTCTTCACGAACTGCTTGTCTTGCTTTGCCAAAAATCTGTTTATTATTTGAAACCAAATCTACCATGCGGTTAAAAAGATTACGCATGATTTCGCGGTCAGCATTGTTGAACTGTGGTCTTTCTTCACCCATCTTATCTAAGATTTTGTGAATACGAGCCAACTGTGCTTTGTTTGCCAAACCTGCACGAACAAGAGCGTCGAACTTTGAATAGTCCGACTTCTCTTCTTCTACGATAGATTTAAATTCAAGTAATGATTTCATTACTGTTCTACTGTTTCTTCTTCATCGTCGGCAATTTCTTCGTGGCTTTGCTCTTGCCCGCCAAAAAGAGTAGTAGCGATTTCTTGCTTACGGCTTTGGAGCGCATCGAACGCTTTTGCGGATAAAACATTTTCTATGCCTTCTTTTGCTGCAATACTTTCTCCAGCAGCAATATCGTTAATAATATCTTGAATATTCATAATAACCTTTCTTATCTGCGTCTATTATTTATACTGACCACGGATCTGTTTACCTCATCATCAAGACCAGGTGTCAATGACTCTTCTGTTTCTTCGGTATTTTCAACTGTATTGTCTTCTGGTTCTGCTTGTGGTACAGCACCTTGTGAAGGTCCACCTAATACGGGACCTTGCATGTCATCAGGTAGTGTATCTTTTTCCTCTTGAATTTCTTTTTGCATGTCTTCAATTTCTTCATCAGTCATCATGAGAACTTTATTCATAACATAATGATTTGAGAAATAACGACCTACAAAAGGATCAACTAGGCTTACCATCTGCAATCTATTTTGAAGTAATTCAGCTTCACGCAATTCAGTAAAGTTGTTGTCTTTACGGAAGTCATAATAGATGTCTTCTTTAAACTCATCCCATTCTTCACGGGTACAAATACCTTTAAGTACCAATTGTACTTTGAGTGCATCATCAAATATCTGTGAAAACTTATTACGAAGACGAACAACAAATTTTGCGAACTTCAATTCATCACGGGTAATTTCTTGACTTTTACCCATTCCAGCAAATCCGCCCTCTTGTGATTCTAGTCTTGAATATGGTACGTTAAGAGACTGTAAAAGTTTCTTTTGAAAATACTTAACGTCTTCTAACTCACCAAGATTCTGACCAGCTGGTAATGTGGTAATCTCTGTACCTTTACCACCTTCTCTTCGTGGTAACCAGAAGTCTTCAAGCATTGACATGTGTTTACGTTCATCACGGATCTCACCAGTGTTCGCATCGTAAACTAATTTGTTTCGATACTTGATCATGATGTCACGCAGGTATTGTTCTGCTTTACCACGTGGTAGATTACCAACGTCAATGTAAAAAATACGGCGTTCTGGTGCGCGTGAAATTCTGTAAATAACAATCGCATCTTCAATCATACGCAACTGATTCAATGGTTTGATTGCTTTGTGTAGATACGAAATGACAAAAGTATTTTTTGCATCCATCAGACCTGAATTAATATTAATAATCGAATCTGGTGCAATACGAATACCTTGTCCTACATTTGATGTAAATGTTTGCGTGGTTGTTCCACGATCATTGTAGACATAGTATTCAGCAACCGATACAACAATCATTGCTCCTGTTTTCGGATCACGATCTTTTTTAATCTCACGCACCTTACGAATTTTGCGTGGATCAATGTATCTAAGTTCTTGAATACCTTCTTTGGGATTCTTATCGTTTACGACAACATGATAAAAGATACGACCGTCAATATACCAACGCTTAAATAAATCGTCAGCAAGATTACTGAAGTTTAACATTTTTAATACATTGTCAAACTCTTCAGCAATTTTCTTTTTAATCGATTCTGGTTGTTTGAGATTGTCTAAAACGATATCGACAACTTTACCTGCTTCATCATGAGTGATAGCTTCATTAACGATTTCATCAATTGCCATTTGACACTCAGGGTGATTGGACATCTCACGATATCGAGTGATGAGTTCAATTTCATTTCGAACTGAACCTTCTAAATCGACATAGGTACCGTAGTACGCATTTTGCGTAACGGTAACTGCACCATCATCTACGGTCGCAGAAGGCAAAGCAAAGGATGCCTGTTCGGGTTTTTCAACCTTGACGACATCCTTTGAGCCTATTGTAAAGCCAAAAAGTTTAATTGCCATTAAAAATCATCCTATATTAAAAAGTAGGGCAAAAGCCCTACTCTTAGAGAACACCATCTGCAACTGCTTCCCACCACTGGTAGGTAAGTGTTACAGAAAACTCTTCAATCGCATCATTTGAACCCCAATCAACATCAATCGGTGTGATGTCAGATGGGAATAGACCAACAAATCTATATTTTTTGATTGAGTTACCTGCTTTACCAAACTGTGTAACTTCTCCATCAACCGTGTATCCTAGTGGTGTACTTGCGATTGGATTACGAACATTGAGATTATGGCTATTGATACCATTCATCCAGCGTTCGAATGCATTGCGTACAACAAAGTCTTCATCGTTAATAATTGTTACTGTCCAGTCAGCAAAAGTACGATTACCCACAAACTTGAGTTCACGACCAAAGTATTGAACGGGTACAACACCCAGAGTTGAACCTGGTAGTTGTGCCGTCTTACACATGAACGTCATTTTTGTTTGCGCGTTTCCTGGTAATGAGAACACAGGAAACGGCATACTTACCTCAAATAGATTTGGGCGGGCACCGTCACCTTGCAGTTGTGAGCGGAACTGATTTACATTGAATGCCATTTATTATTCTCCTGTTTCTCTTTTATTTAAGCTGCCCCTACCACTTCATTGAAACTTACACCTGTACGTACCGCTACAAAGTTAAGTTGAATGAAGTTGATGGAACGAGCAGGTTTAATGTAAATGTCACCTACAAATTCATTACGATCAATAACTTCTCCTGTGTTGTTTGTTTCATCACAGACAACACGGTAGTCTGTAATACCACGACGACCTTGAACATCACGCAGGAAAGGCTCTACGAGAGAAACGAACTGTGCGCGGGTAAACTGATCATTAAATTCAAACAGAGAGAAACGTGCCGCGCGTGAAATTGCTTTTTCAAGCGTGATGAACAAACGACGAACATTGATACGATCAAATGCACTTGGCTTGCTCAACATTGTTTTATCACCAAACAGAACTGTACCTTCACCAGGGAAAGAAACTACTGGATTAACACCCTTTGTATATAGAGTGTCACGTTCCGTCTTAGTTGGGTTCCATGCAAGTTTAATTACATTCTTAATTACACCACGATTTAGACCACCTGGTGAGAACCATGGATCGCGTTCGTTATCTGTACGAACACATAATCCAGCAATATCACCGTTAAGTGGAATCCAACGATATACATCATTGTATTTGTCATACTGATATTTGTATCCAGAATCGATGACTGCATAAGATGATGAAGTCAAAGAATCTCTATAAGAAACAATGTCTGCTGCTTCATTACCTGCATTATCAACGCAGTCTGATTTTTCTGGTGAAACGAATGCTACACAATCTTTTCTTGAGCCTGCAATGTTATCAATTACATGCGCTGCAATTGTTGCATTACCTGTACCAGTTACAAGCAATGAGATATCAACAGATTCGGCGTTTGCAAATTTATCCCAACCAGAGGTAATTTGTGAATTGCCTACAGTACCGTCTGTTCCACCAGAAAGTGAGAAAGTTACGTTACCTGTTGTATTTGCAAATACGGATGCATTTGCTGATGAACCCCATGCTGTTCCTGCACCAGTATTTTGTGTAGGATGTGCAACTGACCAAATGTATTTTGATTTAGTTTCGATTACTTTTTTGTAGTAATTTGAGTTACCTGAATCGTCTTTTGCGTCTGATGCTTTAGAAACAAAAGCAAATTTTTCTAGAACTGTGCCTTGTGAGCCTGTCCATAATCCATCTTCATCGATAACAATAACATGTAGTTCATCAAAAGAACCATTTCTTGATGACACATATCCTGATGTTCCCGGTGCTGAAGAGAACTGTGACTTATAAGCCCATGTACCATATGATGCTGCGTCGGCTAAAGACACTCTAAGTGAATTACCTAAAGTCCCTGGCCAACGAGCAGCAAATCCGTTGTATGAATTTGCTGCATAACCTGTATGATTTTCATCATAATCGTCTTCGCTTTTAATGACTAACGATCCGCCATTTGCAGTTGCGTTATTACCGTTTGTAGGAACAGCACGAACAATCTTTAAGTTGTTACCGTAAGATAGGAAGTTCGCGGCAGAGAACCAATACTCATAATTTGTGCTATCTGGTTTACCGAATCTGTCCACCAGACGAACTTCATCGGAAATAGTTGTGACTACACCACATGGTCCCCAATTAAAAGGTCCTACAAATGCGCCAGCAGAAGTGACAACTGAAGGAATAACTGTAGTCAGATCGATCTCTGATACATTCACTCCAGGTGATAATTGAAATGCCATTGGATTTCTCCTTTTATTGTTGGGTCAATATTCTTTTTATTGTCTATTTAGTTTTTTACAAATTTGATGATAAATAGCCCGCTGGAGGCTCCCACATGTCTCCGTCTTCCACTTCCAATTCTCTACGTAGCCCATCTTCAATAAAACCAAACGGCAACACACTTTCTTCACCTAACAAATTCTGTTCTTCTAACATGATTTTACGGATGTCTATTCTAGTTTCATCTTTAAAGAATGTTTGTGCTGTCAGCCATGCGTAAAGTACCAGACCCATGACAATATCATCATTATTACCCTCTTCAGCGGCATAAGTATCTTTTGTTCTCACAAAAGTATTCAGTTCGGCAATAGTGTCAAAGTCGTTGATGATGAGTTTATCATTTTCAATCAGCGTTTTGAGGTTGGCGCACCCGATCTTTTTGACGGATTTGGTTGTTTTTACACCAAATGCAACCGAACGCCTGAAGCCAGCGGAAATACTTTGCCCCTTAATGTGGTGATGTTCCAGCTTGTAGATATTTTCATACTCTAAATCATAGTGTAAAATATCTACCACTTGCTGACCTACATTATTCGTTTCAATTAGCACATAAGCTTGATTGTACCGATTAGCTATGGCATATATGATTGTTGGCAAGAACAACAAAGGTAATTTGTTGTTACGATATCTTGCGACTTGTTTATAAGGAGCCTCTGTGGCATCAAGAACATTAATGGTATGATAGTCCATACCCACACCCTCAGAACAATCTACCGTTGCAATATAGATGCGCCCAGGTTTTGGATCTTCATATACAAACAAATGACCATCATCTTCAACTCTGAGTGGATCAAAGAAAGCCAACGAACGTAGTTTTGAGCCTGATATAAGTGTTGCAGAAGAGCCGATAAATTCTGTTTCAAATTCTTGTCGGAATTGTTCTTCAGAAGTATTCCGTATCGTTTCTTCTTTCCATTTTTGATCTCGTCCTGGAACTTGTGACCAATGAATCTCTAGTGTCTTGTAAAGTGAACGACCTTCGATAGCATCCATCCACATCTTGTAGAACAAATTCAAACCATTTGGCGTCGATACAATAATTACTTTTGACGTTTTACCGGATGAGATAACAGGATATGTAGAAGTGAAGAAGTCTACTGCCATATTATGTGGTACGAATGCAAACTCATCAAGAAAGATTAGATTGTAAGTACCACCTCGTACACCTGCTGCTGAAGTAGCGTATGCATAAATTTTTGAGCCATTTTCTAATTCGATTGAGCGTTTATTCCAATTGATAATGCCCTGTTGAAGCCACATAGGTAGATACTCATATGCTTTTTGTATTTTGGCAAGAATATCTTGTGCAAGTTGAAGTTTGTTTGCAAGAATACCAATTACAAATTCTTCATTGAACAGAGCGGACCACAACATATATCCAACAGTTGTAGTTGTTTTACCTACCTGTCGTGGCATTTTTGCAATAACGAATCGGTTACTATGAAACTGTGTGACCATATCTTCTTGAAAGTCCCACATTTCAAATGGCACAAGACCGCGATCTACGTTGACAATTTTAACGTAGTTTCGAATAAAATATACTGGATCTTCAATGCATTTGGCAAGTTCTATGGCTTGTTCTTCAGTATAGGATATTTCAACACCGACTCGTTTAAGTCGGGCATTACCAAGATATCCGTCATCCATATTTTAGCGTGTAAAACTCTTTAACATCCAACCATGTTTCTGATGAGCATCAAGAATATCTTGCAAGAAATTACCTACTGCTGGTTCATCAGCAGCATCAGCAAGTGCGATACCCGCACGAAGTTCCATAATATATTTCTCATTATCAGATGCAAGTTCGGACATCATAATAAGTGATGAGGGAATGGCAACGACTTCATCGATCTTTGAAAGTTCTAACATTCTTGCCAAAGTTGTTGGAGCATATGAACCTAATGCACGAATGTGTTCGGCAATTGCATCGGTTTGCTCATATACCGCTGCATAGAATGTGCCAAGAAAACCATGGTATTCTGCAAAGTTAGGTCCCTCTACGTTCCAATGGAATGAATGTGCTTTGAAATACAAACCGAAATTTGTACCTAAGATGACTTTCATTTGTTCTATTAATTGTTCCATAATTTTATTTATTTCCTTTAATCATTTTAAGTAATTCATTAGTGGAACCAACAAAGACTGCTTTATCTATGTTGACTCCTTTACTAGTTTCAGACTGAGGTGCAAGCTCTTTTTTACGTTTCTGGAGTTCTAGTAAATCTTTATTCATCTCAGCTAAGTTTTTCATCATCGTAGCTAAGACTTCATATGCCCGCGGTGATTCGGATTGATTTGCAACAGACGCTAGTTCAGTAATTGCTTTATTACCATTTGTGATTAACTCACGCATATTATCACGCGCAAACTCAGCATCAGCATCAATTTGATTCACATTATCATCAACAACCATAGGTAATGGCTCTATGGTTTTTTCTTCAATAGGAGCAACGTCAAATATTTCAGATAGATTTTTATTTAGTTTTTTCATAGTAATGTATCAGGCCACTCTACAACTGTTTCTGTATAACCAAAATTCGAATTCGGTAATGCTGTATTTGGATTAGGTTCAGTTACTACAGACACTAATTTTACTGGGCTTATATCCAAAGTTTCTACTGTATATCTTGCACCAGAATAATCGCCAGTCAATACATAACCCGTTTCGATAAGTTTATTACTATCCGCAATCACTAATGTACCTACGGAAGTGTTACTAAAATATTCTACAGTACCGAAGAATCCATTTGCGGTGTCACGAAGAGTTTCGCCAGTGGTGTATACATTATTACCATTTGCATAGTCTACATAAACTTTTTGAATATCTCTAGATGCGGTATCAAGATTAATATTTGTATTTGCCGAATTAATAATTTTGCCTGTTTTAACTGGTGGCCAAATAAAGCTTTTAGCGGTAAATGTTAAGTCCCAAACAATAATTCTAGTTGTTCCATCACCCATTCCACCCTCATATTCTACTGTAGACGCAACAGAGTTGAGTATAATAGGAACAGTATACTTATGGTCCATTGAAGGAATAAAATCTACCACTACACTAAAATCAGGAGTAAAGAATGGTAAAATCTGTTCTAATATTTGAGTGCCGTCTTCCGTATTGCGAACAAATATAGACAAACTGAATTCAAAATTATATGGAACAGGAAGAAACTGTGTGCTTACGGTTGAATTTGTTGGACTCGAAAAGTTTTGTAGAGTAGAAATTTGTTTACGATTTGCATCATACTCCAAACTATCAAGATTGAAAGACATTCTAGGTATTACTGAGTTAACCGATTTAATCAAATTTGGATCGGATGTAATTTGTGTTAAATATCTTTCTTTAGGTCCATATGATAAAGGCACTTTAAGTTTTTCTTTTGCAACACCAGCTTGTGTGTAACGCACGATTTCAAGATCGTTAAATATGGTACCAAAAACGATAACCATCTTACGAATGGTACGATGATAAAACTGTGCGTTACCTAACATTATGGTTCTCCAAACGGATTGACCTCAGTAAAGTCAATAATGTTATCGCTTGCGGCTTCAATTCTTGCATTATCAATGATATCTTCAAACGCGGTATTTTGAGTTACGGCATCAGAAGTGAGTGTGATTGTCCATTCAGCAGAACTAGTATTACCTTTTACATTTGCGGTTGCACTAAAATCTCCTTGTACACGATAAATGTCAATATGTGTATTAGGACTAAAATCATATACAAGGGCTTGCGCTGTTGCAGTAGCAAGTGAAGAACCTTGATATACAATTTCATCATTGATAAATTTGCCTGTGCCACCAGCACCTAACGAAATGCGCGTTCTTGGATAATAACTGCGAATTGTATTATCAATTTCAGCCACTCCTGTATCAACGATTTCGTTTGAAAAGTAATACTGCTTCATCTTTAAAGCATAAAGATAAACATTACCTCCACGCCCACGACCTAATGTATAAAACATCGCTTGATTATTTTCGGATTCAACATCAGTAATCTCAAAAAATGTCGTAGTCATAGGAACATAAATTAGATCACCAGAATTAGGTCGTATTAAACCATTAACCGTATATTTGAATCTCAATCTTGAAACAAGCATTGTCACTTCATCACGAATTTCTAAACCAAACTTTGAAATGAAATCTTGATCTCCATCGAATCCACTTACATTTTCCATATACATTTCAATGGGATGTGCAGTTCGATATTCTTTGAGAACATCTTCACCAAACAAATAGTCCACTTCATCGCGTGTTGTACGCGGTAAATAGTAAACATCTAAACCGTAAATTTTAAGAGCTTCGATAACTAAATCTTCAACTAATAACTGTTCTGGAGTGATTGGATTACCATCACCCAGTTTTGAAGGAAAATTATTGAAGTAGAAATTAGTTGCCATTATCCAGTAAAGATTTCTGATGGCAATGAACCCATCTGATAAATCTCTTCTTCCAATTGTTTAATTTCTTCTGTCGCTTCATCATAAATCTTTTGCCCATTGAGTGTGACACCACCAGGCATTTGAATACCTTCAAACTTTTTGAGATTGTTGCCCCATTGTTGTTTGATTTTTGCTGTTGCTAATTGTTTGAGAAAACGATCATTCCATACATCCGTTGTACCTTCAATTGAAATGGCTGAATTACTATGCGTCAATGTTGGTGGTCCGACTAATGTTAGACTCGTAGGAGATTCTATATTACCTACTTGTTTAGATTCATTGCCGATTGTAATAAAATCAAACGGCACAATTTCTTGATCAAACTTTGTGCTATAGCCTATTACGGTATTTGATGAAGGATCACATGTAACTGTGCCCGTTAGTGTAACCGTTTCTGGTCGTAGTACACGATAACATTCAACGACAATCCATTCACCTGGTTCCACATCTCTTGTCCAATCGATATCAAGAAAGACTTTGTTTTGATGACGATTAAAACGAAACTGTGGTGTACCAGAAAACAACAGATTTAAAGTTCGTAAGTGCTGCATAGTAATTTCATATGACACATATGATACAGAAGTAAAGTCATACAAGTCATGCAGACGCAACTGATAACGCAAATCGAACATATTGATTGATGCATTTGAATTGTCGAATGGAAAAATACCAGTTACAAACTGAATTGCATCTGGACAATAAATCCATTGACGGTCAATATCCGCTTGCGTGATTTGATGTTTCATATATAACTTTTCGGTACCATCATAATGATAGTCACGCCAGAAGTTAACGGCATCATCGATTCGATCATCTACTTGATCATCATCTACGTTGATTTCAATAACTGGAAATCCAAGTCTTCGTAAGCAGTAATCTTTAAATTGTTGTCTAGTTGAGATAGTCATAAGTTTATATAGTTCTTGTTATGATACACTTCCCATAATTACACAAACAGTAGGACTTACAAACAATATTGTTGCAACGCCTCTTGTGGCAAGACTGACTGAAGATACATCCAAATTAAAACCTGCAATGTAGGCAGTAGTGATGCTGCAAGTAATAGTTACACTAGCACCTGTATTATTAAAGATTGAGATTGCATCACCAGCAGCAAAGACATTATTTGGAATTATAATAGAACCACCTGTGCCAATTTCAACAAATTCACCTACATCAGTTACCTCTAATGTGTACTGAGATGTTTTTTGTCCTACAGCAGGTATGTTTCTGAAACCCATTGTAAAACTTTGGTCTGGTATAGTGATTGTTCTGCTTGCAGTTAAAGTATCAGGAACAATAGTTGCTGAATAAGAACTTGTTCCTCCAGAACGTCCTTTGATGGTAATTGAATCTTGTGTCGTAGCATTTTCAACCACAAGTCCATCTGTAGAACTAACCGTAACTTTAGCTGTAACTGTACCGCCATTGTTTGCGTCTAATGAATTATTCGCACGAATGAAAGCTGCGTTAGCGTGTAAGAAAGATGCATTTGTTGAGTCAAATATTGTATTCGTTCTTACTAATAAATCAATTCCCTTTGTTAAAACATACGTTGAATGTAAGTTAGCATTGAGAGTATCAATTACAAAAGAAGGATCAGTAATATCAATATTATTATTTTCTCCAACTTCAGGAGTATAACCTTTAAATAAGTACCATTCTTTTGTTACTGAATCACGAATCAAACCTGAATGAGCATTTGTGCCATCATTATAATGACCAGCAAATCCTAAATCTTTCAAATCTGAGATATAATTTCCTGCACCAAGAACAATTACTGTATCATTTGCAACCAACGTAGTCGCATTTACACTAAATGTTTGACCAGTAACAACTAAGTTACCCACAAACAAGTTATTGGTAACAGTCAAACTACCAGTGATTGTACCACCATTATTTGCGTCAATTGAATTGTTTGCGCGAATAAATGCAGCGTTTGCTGTATTAAATGCTGGCTGAACTTGTGGTGCTACATTATTAGCCGAATTGAAAGCTGCATTCGCATGATCATAAGCCGAATTTGATTGTATGAATCCAGAATTCGCATGAATAAATGCAGCGTTTGCGGTATTAAATGCTGGCTGAACTTGTGGTGCTACATTATTAGCCGAATTGAAAGCTGCATTCGCATGATCATACGCCGAATTCGCTTGAATAAATCCAGAATTAGATTGATTACGGGCGTATTGGTCTATTGATCCAGCCGCAATAGTGTTGGCAAAAACAAAAGCCGCATTTGCATGATCAAACGAAGCATTGGCTTGTATGAATCCAGAATTTACATGAATGAATGCAGCGTTCGCTTGAATGAATCCAGAATTGGCGTGATCACGGGAATATTGATCTACTGATCCTGCTGAAAGTGTGTTAGCCCAAATAAATGCGGCGTTAGCATGATCATATGCAGAATTTGTTTTTATGAATCCAGAATTCGCATGAATAAACGCAGCGTTAGCATATTCACCAGTCGAATTCTGTGACTGATATGCAGAGTTGGCATGAACAAATGCAGAATTGGCATATTGTCCAGTTGCGTTTTGGCTTTGATATGCGGCATTCGCATGATCAAAAGATGCATTGGCTTTGATAAATGCGGAGTTGGCGTATGATGATGCAGCAGAACCACCTAAATCATCATAATTTGTGCCGTCATTTGTAAACTGCCATCTATCCAATGTTTCATTCCATAACAGATAAACATTGGCAGAAGAACCTCTATCAACTTCTATTCCAGCATCTACGGTAGGAGCAGAAGACTGATCTATTGCCGCATTTAATGTAATAATGTTATCAGCAATAAGAATTGTTGATGTGTTTACATATGTTGTTTGTCCAGTTACAGTCAAGTTACCTGTAATACGAACATCACCTGTAACGGTACCACCATTGTTAGCGTCTAATGCATTGTTAGCACGAATAAATGCAGCGTTGGCATATTGACCTGTTGCATTTTGTGATTGATATGCCGAATTTGCATGATCAAAAGATGCATTTGTTTGGATGAATCCGCTGTTCGCATGGATAAATGCACCGTTAGCTAATGTGAATGCTGCATTGGCATATTGACCTGTTGCATTTTGACTTATGTACGCAGCATTAGCATGATCGAATCCAGAATTGGCATGAATAAATGCCGCGTTCGCATATTGACCTGTAGCATTCTGCGATTGATAAGCCGAGTTCGCATGATTGAATGCATAATTCGCATGTAAGAATGATGAATTTGCTTGAATAAATCCACTATTTGCATGATCGAAAGATGCATTTGCTTGAATAAATCCACTATTTGCATGAATGTAAGCAGCGTTAGCGGCAGCAAAAGCACCATTAGCGTTAGCAAAAGCGGCATTAGCAGCAGCAAAAGCACCATTCGCGTTGGCAAACGCAGCATTCGCGTGATCATAAGAACTGTTTGCTTGGATAAATCCACTATTTGCATGATCAAAGGATGAATTAGTTTTTATGAATCCGCTGTTCGCATGAATGAATGCGGCATTAGTATCATGGTACGCAGAGTTAGCTTGAATGAATCCAGAATTTGCGTGATCAAAAGATGCATTCGCTTGAATGAATCCACTATTCGCATGATCGTAAGCGGCATTTGATTTTGCAAATGCACCATTAGCATTTGCGAATGCAGCATTAGCTTTGGCAAAAGCCCCGTTAGCGTTAGCAAATGCAGCATTGGCATCATGATACGCCGAGTTTGCTTGGATAAATCCACTATTCGCATGATAGAAAGCGGAGTTCGCATAATGACCAGTTGCATTCTGACTTAGATACGCAGCATTCGCGTGATCGTATGCAGAATTTGTTTTTATGAATCCAGAGTTTGCGTGGATAAATGCCGCATTGGTATCATGATAAGCTGAATTGGCTTGGATGAATCCAGAATTCGCGTGATGATATGCATCATTTGCTTTTGCATAAGCGGCATTTGCGTTTGCAAAAGCATAGTTAGCATGATGAAAAGCAGAATTTGTTTGTATAAATCCACTATTTGCGTGAATGAATGCAGCGTTTGTTAAATCAAAGATTATATTTGTTCTTGGTAATAAATCAATACCTTTAATTGTAACAAAAGTCGAACGTAAATTGGCGTGAAGAGTATCGATTTCAAAAGAAGGATCATTGAGATCGACGTTATTATTTTCTCCAATTTCAGGAGTATAACCTTTGAACAGATGCCATTCTTTTGTGGTAGCATCTCGGATAAGACCCGAATGAGCATTTGTGCCATCGTTATAGTGACCAGCAAATCCTAAATCTCTAGTGTCGGCAAAATAGTTACCCTCTCCTAATACAATAACTGTATCGTTAGAGACAAGTGTTCCTGCATTGATACTAAATGTTTGACCTGTAACAAATATATTGCCTACAAATAAATTATTGGTAACAGTCAAACTACCAGTAATCGTACCACCATTATTTGCGTCAATCGAATTATTGGCTCTTAAAAATGCAGCATTCGCATATTGACCTGTAGCATTCTGTGAGATATACGCAGCATTTGTGTGATCGTATGCACTATTTGCTTGTATGAATCCGCTGTTTGCATGATCGAATGCTGAATTAGTTTTAATGAATGCAGCATTAGCGTCATGATACGCAGAGTTAGCTTGAATAAATGCCGAGTTTGCATGATGATATCCATCATTTGCTTTTGCATAAGCGGCATTTGCGTTTGCAAATGCATAAGAAGTGTAGACGTATAAATCTACAGTTCCATTTGAGCCAAAGAAGTAGTTTGAGAAAATGGCATTTGCACCAGTAATGCTTCCATTTCCACCAACTGTTGTAACTGATTCTGTTGTTATGTTACCAGTAACACTAAATTCACCTGCAACATTAATCGACGCTGATACATTACCACCAACGTTGGCATCTAACGAATTGTTTGCGCGAATAAATGCAGCGTTTGCTGTATCAAATGCTGAATTCGTTTTTATGAATGCAGAGTTGGCATGATTAAATGCATAGTTTGTATGCAAGAATGCCGAATTTGTTTTAATGAATGCGGAGTTAGCATGAATGAAAGCGGCATTTGCGTATTGACCAGTTGCATTCTGTGAGATGTACGCAGCATTAGCATGATCGTAAGACGAATTTGTTTTAATAAACGCAGAGTTTGCATGTAAGAAAGATGCATTAGCATGTAAGAATGCAGCGTTTGTATCGTGATATGCAGAATTAGCTTGAATAAATCCAGAGTTCGCATGAATGTATGCTGCGTTAGCAGCGGCAAATGCACCGTTGGCATTTGCGAATGCTGCATTAGCTTTAGCGAAAGCACCGTTGGCATTTGCGAATGCTGCATTAGCATCATGATACGCACTATTTGCTTGAATAAATCCAGAGTTCGCATGGATGTAAGCCGCATTAGCAGCAGCAAAAGCACCATTTGCATTAGCAAAAGCAGCGTTAGCTTTAGCAAAAGCACCATTCGCATTGGCAAACGCGGCGTTGGCATCGTGGTATGCACTATTTGCTTGGATAAATCCAGAGTTTGCGTGATGAAACGCCGCGTTTGCATCATGATACGCAGAGTTTGCTTGGATGAATCCACTATTCGCATGATTGAACGAATAATTTGCATGTAAGAATGCAGAATTCGTTTTTATAAATGCTGAATTGGCATGAATAAATGCTGCATTGGCATCGTGATATGCGGAGTTTGCTTGAATGAATCCAGAGTTTGCATGATCAAAAGATGCATTCGCTTTGATAAATGCAGAGTTGGCATACGATGATGCTGAAGTTGCACCTAAATCATCATAACCAATACCGTCATTCGTAAATTGCCACTTATCTAGTGTTTCATTCCACAACAGATATACATTTGCCAAAGCACCGCGATCAACTTCAACTCCTGCGTCAGAAATAGGTGTCTGTGACTGATTTACTGCTGCATTGAGTGTAATAATATTGTCGGCAATTAATACCGTAGAAGTGTTTACATATGTTGTCTGTCCAGTTACAGTCAAGTTACCTGTAATACGAACATCACCTGTAACCGTACCACCAACATTCGCATCAAGTGCATTGTTGGCACGAATGTATGCATAATTTGCATGTAAGAATGCAGAGTTTGTTTTTATGAATGCACTATTCGCTTGAATGTATGCTGCATTAGATTTGGCAAAAGCACCATTTGCATTTGCAAATGCGGAGTTGGCTTGTCTGAATGCACCGTTGGCATATACACCAGCAGAATTCGCTGCAATAAATGCACCATTGGCGTTTGCAAAAGTTGCATTCGCTTGAATATAAGCGGAATTTGCGTGTATGAATCCTGAATTTGCGTGTATGTAAGCTGCATTTGATTTAGCAAAAGCACCGTTAGCGTTTGCGAATGCTGCATTTGCGTGATCATAAGAAGAATTCGCATGAATAAATGCTGCGTTGGCATATTGTCCTGTTGCATTCTGTGACAAATAAGCTGCATTAGCTAAATCAAAAGCCGCATTTGTTTGAATGAAACTTGAATTCGCATGAATAAACGCACCATTTGCTACCGTAAATGCAGCGTTCGCATATTGACCTGTTGCATTTTGGCTTAGGTATGCCGCATTAGCAAGATCAAATGCTGCGTTAGTTTGAATAAATGCGCTATTTGCTTGAATATATGCAGCATTAGCGGCGGCATATGCGCCATTCGCATTAGCAAAAGCAGCGTTTGCGTGATGAAATCCAGAATTCGCATGAATGAATGCACCATTAGCTACTGTAAATGCAGCATTTGCATAATTGCCAGTTGCGTTCTGTGATTGATACGCAGAATTTGCATGTATGAATGCTGATTGAGCGTGAGTTATTCCTGCATTAGCTTGAATAAATCCAGAATTTGCGTGGATAAATGCTGCGTTGGCATATTGACCAGTTGCATTTTGTGAGATATAAGATGCGTTTGCGTGATCAAAAGATGCATTTGCTTTAATGAATGCCGAGTTGGCGTAAGAAGATGCGGAAGAACCACCTAAATCGTCATAACCTACACCATCGTTTGTAAACTGCCATTTCTCTAGAGTTTCATTCCACAACAAGTAGACGTTAGACAAAGCGCCGCGATCAACTTCAATTCCTGCATCGGCAACTGGAATTGATGACTGATTGATTGCAGCATTTAATGTAATGATATTATCAGCAATTAATACAGTTGAAGTATTAACATATGTTGTATTACCTGTGACAGTAAGATTACCTGTAATACGAACATCACCTGTAACTGTACCGCCAACATTCGCACTCAGAGAATTGTTTGCTCTTAAAAATGCTGCATTGGCATATTCACCTGTTGCATTTTGACTTTGATATGCGGCATTTGCATGTACGAAAGCCGAGTTCGCGTATTGTCCAGTGGCATTTTGAGAAATGTAACTAGAGTTGGCATGATTAAACGCGGCATTTGTTTTTATAAACGAACTATTTGCGTGAATAAAAGCAGCATTAGCGTCATGATACGCAGAGTTGGCTTGGTTAAATGCTGCATTAGCATATTGACCAGTTGCATTCTGTGATTGGTAAGCGGAGTTCGCATGTAAGAATGCAGCGTTTGTTTTAATAAATGCTGAGTTGGCATGAATAAAGCCAGCGTTAGCGTGAATGAATGCCGCGTTAGCTTGAGTGAATGCTGAGTTTGTATATTCACCAGTTGCATTTTGACTTAAAAATGCAGCGTTTGCTCTATCGAATGCAAGATTTACTTGTGCAAAACTAGAGTTTGCATGAATGAATGCAGCGTTAGCATATTGACCAGTCGCATTTTGTGAGATGTAAGATGCGTTCGCATGGTCAAATGCGGAATTAGTTTTAATGAACGCGGAGTTGGCATGTAAAAATGCGGCGTTCTGTGAAATGTAAGATGCGTTTGCATGATCGAATGATGCGTTTGCTTTAATGAAAGCACCGTTTGCTTGTGCATATGCGGCTGTGACATTAGTGAGTGTGCTATTTGCCGCTTCAAACGCGCCATTCGAACGATCAAATGCGTAGATTGAACGTAGATACGATTCATATCCACCAATAGGTACTGCTCCTGTTCCAGCTGGAGTTCCTATGTATAACGTATTACTGCTGTATGAATAACCTGGTTCACCAACATTTAGTGAAGATGGCGCGTTTGTTACTAATGATCTTTTTATTTGAATAGGTGTATTTGCCATTTTTTAAAATTGACCTCCGTCAACTTTCTCAATAACAGCCGTGGCAATTTTAAATTCGTAACGATTATTTGCGGAATTAAAAGCTAAAAATTTTCCATCTTCAACGCCGGCGGTTGAGACATCATTTATTTCAGACAACGAAATATTTGGTTTTGGACGAAAATCGGAAGCAGAAATCGTTGTGCGATTTGGTTGACGAATTGTGACTGTACCAAGATTGAGTGACATGATTTACCTCGTTACAGAAGGCAATATGATTGCGGTTCCTTCAATCACTCTGGTTTTAGAATTATCTACAGTATTCGTAATTACCAGATCATAAACATATCTTCCAGGAGTTAATACTGCTGTATTAGCAGCAGTCATAGACAAAGTAATTTGTCCGTTGGCGTTTCCTGTTACGGTTGCCGTAAGAGTATTTGCTGATGAAGAATAATAAGATTTGCGAAGTTGAGAAGATGCAGTATAATTTGTTAGATTAACTGCATCTCCTTCTACGTCATTGACTGTGACGATGGATGTTAAATTCGCACCCTGTTCAATAGTTAGTTCTAGATAAGCAGCCAAGATAATTTCCCCTCTTTGATGTACTATTTAGTCAAAAGGGAAACTAACCTGGCTACCTCATAAACTATCCACCAATCGAAATGCTTGATGCTGGCTCACCTGATATAGAACCCTGTGCAGGAACTACTGTGACAACTGCACCAGAAAAAAACGTCATTATGATTCCGCTCATTTAAATACCTCTTGCGAAAACTACAGTATCTTTATCAATAAAGACTGCATTGATTAAACCTCGTGGTGGAAACTCAATGAAGTTCATCTTTTTAGCAAATCCAGAACGATATGTGTTTGGAACATCACATTGAATTGTTCCAAACTTGTCGCTGTTATTAAAAAGAATAAGAACATCACCTTCAGAAAACTCATTTTCTTCAACAAGAACCAAGTCTTGATCCACGATGTTTATCAATTTATTTACATGTTCTTTTTTCAAAATCATGATTTAGGATACTTTTCTTTAATTGAACGAATTTTATTTGTCATGGCAGTCATATCATCACCACCTTTCCAAATCGCATCCAACTGTTCAGCTATTGGTGGATACTCATTTTTTCGTTTTACATAATAATCAGGAATCTCAGGTCGAACAATTTCCGATTTACTTATGTCCGCAACGGTAACTTGCCGAGACATTGGATTAGTAATTTCTCTCGTCTTTGGAGACAAATTATTCCATTCAGTTTCTTTTCTATCTATCTCAGCACATATTGCAGCTTCTTTTGATTGTATGAAACTTGTCAAATCTGTATCTAAATTTGATGGAATAAAAATAGCCCAATCATAGACTTCTCCGTTGTGTTCTACTGTAAGTTGTGCTAATAATCGATCATCGTTGGAACCAGCAGGTCCCAAGCCAGTTATCGCAACACTCATTTAACTGCCTCCAGTCTAAAGTTTTTACCAGGATGTTTTCCTGTTTGTGGTAATATCTTAACGTCTTTAAATCCAACAGACTTACACAAGTCTGTAAGTGTTTTTGGTGTATATCCCCATAGATGTGGATACAATGCACCTCGTTCTTCTGTTTCAGCACTCTTCTCTTCGGCTGCTGCACCAAAGATACAAGTCAGAGTCATGATTCTATCTTCATCATCTTGTTGTAGAAAATCTTGACAGAGTTCCTCAATATGTGGAGTTTCAACTACTAACTTGCCTTTAGGCTTGAGTGTTCTGTACCAATTAGAAATAATTTCTGGCGCACGATGTTGAGGCAAATGTTCAATCAAGTGACTAGCTAAAATCTCTTCAGTAACATTTTCAGGCAAGTCCATCTTCATTACATCAATAATAATATCGGCTTCTTTACTATTCTTATCAACATTTAGATAGCCTTCAAGCTTGTCGTTGCCTGAGCCCATGTTAAATCGAATAGGTTCTTTATTCTCAATCTTATGTGCAATGATAGACTTGTAAGCGGTACCATCAGGCAGTCGATTAACCCAACGCTGATCGATGAATTCTTTATCATCCATAGTCAAGCGTCTTGTTGGTTTAATATTTGTATAGTATTTTGTCAAGTCAACTGAAGGATGCGCTGTGTACATGCCACTAGCTAAATCCATGTGCAGACATTGAACGTCAGTATTTACAAGAAGTTTTGTTCCTCTCTTGTGTAAACGATGTACAAAGAAGTTGTCTTCACCAATAAATGGAATTTCATCATTGATGTTGTTACCGATACAGCAGAATGGAAGTTCTGGATCTTCTTCTTTCATCTTTTTCAACAGATCAACTGGAATTAACATAGCATCCATACCTGTTTGCCATGCTTCAATGATTTGTCCAGGATCAACATTTGGAATTACAATCCAATCATTTTCTCTTGTCATAATCATTGCGTCGGAACATTTAATATAGTAAACACCAGTAACGACAGCACCAGGATTCTCTTCAGCCGTTTTCATAAGTTTTTTAAATCCATCATAAGGAAGAACTGTATCTTCACCTACAAACAAAAGATACTTTGCTCCACTTTCAAGTGTTTGTTCAATGAGATAATTTCTTGCAACATCAACTTTTTCTCCACCAATATTACAGTAGCCGTGTGAGAAACCCATCAAATCGATATGAAGTCCATCATAACCATCAAAATTTTGTGCCGCTTTTTCATTCAAATCTCTTCTTGGTTGTGCTATGACTACATAGGGCTTAATTGTTCTTGACTCACTATAAATTTCTTTCATTGTGTCAATAATTTTATCTCTGCTATACATAATTTCTCACTTTCAGTTTAAATAATTGTTAAAGATTACCATTAAAATATGCTGCTGTAACAATTCCTAAAGGAACTTCCGCTCCTGTTGAAATTTTTTGTCCTACTTCTGCATTATACGGAACGAAATGAATTTCACCATTTGGCATAAGAACACCTCCTCCATGAGCTACAAATGAATTAGTATACACTAAAGAGTATGTAGACACAATACCTGAAGCGGATATTTTTTGACCTACAATTGCGCTGCCTGGAACAAAGTGTACGTCACCATTTGGCGCAAGAACTGCACCTTCATAATTAAATTGATTACCGTATTTTACAGGCGTGGTATATTGTTGATTTTTAACGATAAAGACTCTTCCTAAGCCATCCGAGTATTGAAATACTAAATGTCCATCCGCGTCTATTGTAGCATTTTTACCTTGAGGATTAAAAGTACCAAAAAAAGGACCTGTATTGTAATATTCAGTAAAAAATCCATTTGGAAACATTCTTGATGGAAGAGGAGCTAAATGAGGAATAAAATAAATTGATCCATCAGGAAGTAAAACGCTTCCCCAATTCGTGCCTCCCGTGTAATTTGTGTTTATGAGTGAATATGTTGAAACTACACCTGTTCTTGATATTTTTTGTCCAACAAGGGCTTGAAATGCAGCAAAATGAATTTCGCCATTTGGAGCAAGAGTACCTCCAATATAAGCTGATGTAGTGGTATATGCTAATGCATACGTTGATACAACTCCGCTAGCGGATACTTTTTGCCCTCTTACAGCGTTATAAGGAACAAAATGAATGTCGCCGTTTGGTGCAAGAACACCACCAGAATAAAGATTGGGATTCGCTGCTGATGTTGTGTAAACTAATGCATATGTCGATGCAACACCATCAGCAGATATTTTTTGTCCTCTGTTTGCATTATACGGAACAAAATGAAGTTCACCATTTTGTGAAAGAACTCCACCATAATATCCAAACGAAGTAGTATATGCCAATGCATACGTTGATATTATGCCATTCACGCCGTTATTATTAAACAATGAACCTCGATCAACATTTCTTTGCAGAGTTCTGTTTAAACTTATCTCAGCTTGCTCGGAAAGGTATTGTTCTATCGATGGATTAACAAGATCAGCATAATAAGTAGTCCCATTTGCAGCTGGATAAGATGCGGTAGTATCAGTAGAAACTAAAGTACCAGGTAAAGATTTTGGTAATATTGTAGCAGTTAAAGCTTTTTTCGCTTTTGTGAAAACTGTTTGTCGTGATATGAGTTCGTATTTTCCAATTCCTAACGAATAACCAACGGGAACAAGTGATTGAGGATAAATTGAACTGGCATATGGAATAACATTTGAAGTGTCTGAAGAATCATGCGCTCGTCTTATAAGGACATTTGGTTTATTGACCAGCTTCATCCCATATCGCTGAGTAGTTTGTTGAATAAAATACACATCTCCAGATTCGGAAAGAACGCCTCCTTGATGAATACGCTGCAATATCGGATACGTTGATATTACACCAGCGGATGATATTTTTTGACCGACTTGTGCGGAATCTGGAACAAAATGAACATCGCCTCGACTATCAAGAACACCACCACGGTATGCACCACTTCCAGAGGTAATTACTAATGAATACGTCGATACTACACCAGCGGATGATAATTTTTGTCCTCTGTTGGCAAAATAAGGAACAAAATGAGTGTCACCATTTGGTGCAAGAACACCACCCCAATAAGACGCACCAGCGGTATACACTAATGAATATGTCGATGTAACACCATCAGCAGATATTTTTTGTCCAACTCTTGCACTATAAGGAACAAAGTGTACGTCACCGTTTGGCGCAAGAACACCACCTTGATAAGCAGTAGCAGTTGTGTATACCAACGAATATGTTGAAACATAAATGGGCACACTTTCGTTAGTTAATAATTTCTGGCCTCTATTTGCATTGAAAGGCACAAACTGAACATCTCCACTAACATCAAGAACACCACCAGCATATGCAGCGGCTGTTGTGTACGCTAATGAATATGTTTGTACGATTCCATCGGAAAATATTTTTTGTCCTACTCTTGCAGAATCTGGAACAAAATGAATACTGCCATTACCGTCAAGAACACCGCCATCATATGCAGCGGTTGTTGTGTACGCTAATGAATATGTTGTAGGATATTGAGATAAAAATTTATTGAACTCTATAACTTGTCCAACTTCTGCTTCATATGGAGCAAGATAAAAGGTGTTGCCTGTACTATCCATGGCACCACCAAGGTATGGCTGATTGGAAGCTGTGTATGCTAATGCGTATGTTGATACAACACCATCAGAAGAAACTTTTTGTCCTACTTTTGCATTATAAGGTGCAAAATGTATATCTCCATTATATGCTTTTCCGCCATAAGCATATGCACTAGAAGTTGTGTATACTAATGAATATGTAGACACGACACCAGCAGAAGAAACTTTTTGCCCTCTGTTTGCAAGGAGTGGCACAAAATGTATATCTCCGTTGTTATCAAGAACACCACCCGAATATGCAGCAGTAGTAGTATACACCAATGAATATGTTGATACAACACCAGCAGAAGAAACTTTTTGCCCTCTGATCGCACTATAAGGAACAAAATGAACATCGCCGTTACTATCAAGAACACCACCTCGATAAGCACCAGAAATCGTATATACCAACGAATATGTTGATATGATACCAGCGGATGATATTTTTTGTCCTCTTGTGGCAGAAAAAGGCACGAAATGAATGTCGCCATTGTTATCAAGAACACCACCATTGTATGCGGAACCAGCGGTTAATACTAATGAGTATGTCGATACGACACCAGCAGAAGAAACTTTTTGTCCAACTCTTGCACTAAAATTTACAAAATGAATATCACCATTGTTATCTAAAACGCCACCTTCATACGCATTAGTAACTGTATGAACCAATGAAAATGTTGATACTACGCCAGCAGACGATATTTTTTGTCCTCTGTTAGCATCATTGGGTATAAAATACACATCACCATTATTATCAAGAACGCCTCCAGCATATGCACCACCAGACGTTGTATATACTAATGAGTAAGTTGTAGGATAGTGTTCAAGTGTGACATCAAATTGTAACTTTTGTCCTACTCTTGCACTAAAAGGTACAAAATGTGCTTCGTTATTGTTATTTAAAACACCGCCATCATATGCAGCAGAAGCGGTAGTATATGCTAATGCATATGTTGACACAACTCCTGACGATGAAATTTTTTGCCCTCTAGCGGCACTAAGCGGAATAAAATGTACATCGCCATTCGGTGCAAGAATACCGCCAGCGTATGCAGTAATAGATGTGTATACTAATGAATACGTCGATACTACACCAGCAGATGATAGTTTTTGTCCTATATCCGCATTATAAGGAACAAAATGTATATCATCGTTATTATCTAAAATACCTCCTTTATACTTCGCAAGAGCGGTACTGTTTACTAAAGAGTATGTTGTTATAACACCAGCAGACGATATTTTTTGTCCTATGACAGCATTAAAGGGCACAAAATGAATATCGTTATTACTATCTAAAACACCACCGTTATATGCATTAGTAGCTGTATACACCAATGAAAATGTTGACACGACACCAGCAGACGATATTGTTAGTCCTCTATTTGCATTATAATTTACAAAATAAATGTCGTTATTATTTGCAAGAACACCACCAGAATATGCACCAGCAGTTGTATATACTAACGAATACGTTGATGGAACTTGAGGTGCGAATCCATTTGGAGTTACTTTTTGTCCTCTGTTTGAATTATATGGCACAAAATATACATCGCCATTCGGTGCAAGAACACCACCAGAATATCCAAAATTAGACGTTGTGAATATTAATGAGTAAGTTGTTATAACACCAGCAGATGATATCATTTGTCCTCTAGTGGCATTCCGAGGCACAAAATGTATATTACCAAGAGCGTCTAGAACTGCTGCACTCCAAAAATTAGCTCCAGATACTGAATAAGGATAAGTAAATACTGTACCATCTGTTGTTATTCTTATTCCTCTATCACCATCTACATTTACAATATGAATTTCATTATTGCTGGTGCGAACTGCTCCCGCAAGCTCACTAACAGAGACAGAGGCTGTGCGGAGTGCATCATTATATGAATGAAGAACTTGAGGATAATCTACAAGAGTTGCTGTACCTACTTCCCATTTATCACCATCGACAATTGAATAGTCAAACTCATCACCCATTGAATAGGTTGCAGCAGAAATTTTTTCGACATTGGCCGAACTCAATCTTATATTGGGTTCGAACGCATCTTCACGCTGTGAAAAAGTACCTGTTTGTGATCTATCTTTTACTTGGCGTGCCATGTCTTATAACTTATTGAAAAATGGACTGAGAACAATTTCTGTATCCAATGGTCGACTAAATGTGTATAGTTTGTACTGAGTTGCATCATTACGAATCGCAATTATGTTTCCATCAAAATCTAAATTTGCTCCAATACAAAGTGGTGTTCCAGAAATCAAAGGTGATGTGATTAACGATTGTATGCCAGAAGGCGTAATTTTTAAAATACCTGATGTTCCATTATAAGGAACAAAGTATATGTTTCCTGCTGGATCTAAAACACCACTTTGAAAAGCACCAGCAGTTGTGTATACTAATGAATATGTAGACACAACACCAGCAGCAGAAACTTTTTGCCCTATAGTTGCAGAATGAGGCACAAAATGCACATCGCCATTTGGTGCAAGAACACCACCAACGTAAGCATCGGCAGCAGTATATACTAAAGAGTATGTAGACACAATACCTGAAGCGGATATTTTTTGACCTACGATTGCGTTGCCTGGTACAAAATGCACATCGCCATTTGGTGCAAGAACACCACCAGCATATGTATCAGCAGCAGTATATACTAATGAATATGTTGATACAACACCAGCAGCAGAAACTTTTTGTCCGACTATCGCGTTGCGTGGAACAAAGTGAATATCACCATTTGATGCAAAGATGCCACCAATATATGCTAAAGATGTTGTGTAAACTAATGCATATGTCGATACAACACCAGCAGCAGATATTTTTTGCCCTACTGTTGCGTTACACGGAACGAAATGAACATCACCATTCGATGCAAGAACACCACCAGCATATGCATAATTAGCCGTTGTGTACACCAATGCATATGTTGATACTGCACCGTATTGAGATATTTTTTGACCTCTGTTAGCACTATCTGGAACAAAATGAATATCACCATTAAGTGCAAGAACACCACCCCAGTATGCACTAGCAGTTGTGTATACTAATGAAAATGTAGACACTACAGGATTTTTAAATGTTGTTCCTGCCGTAATACTCTTCATCCACGCTCTTTGAAGTCCTCTCCAAGAAGTCAACGTGGAATTAATTGATGAATCATCTCCTGTTGGAACAGCGCCTTGCACAACACTTGAAGGTAACGGTATGAATACGTCTTTTATTCCTGATGAAAAATTCACTTTGTCTGGAACATTGGCAGTTACATTAGATGATGAAATGACTAAATCTCTACTCAATGTTGAAGCAAGTCTTTGTCCAACTGTTGATCCAAAAGGAACAAAATGTAATTCACCTTGTTTATCAATAACACCACCGTTATATGCTAAACTGCCAGTCGAAGTAAGTGGATAAGTTGATACGACACCAGCAAGAGATATTTTTTGTCCAATTCCAGAATCGTAAGGAATAAAATGAACTTCTCCATCGCGTGTTTGAATACCGCCACGATAGGCAGTACTGCCTGTATTTACCAATGAATACGTTGATACAACACCGTATTGAGATATTTTTTGTCCGACTGTCGCACTACTTGGCACAAAATGCACATCGCCGTTTCGTGCAAGGACACCACCGTCATATGCGCCAACAGTCGTATACACAAGTGAATAAGTTGATACGACACCAGCAAGAGATATTTTTTGTCCTCTGATAGCGTTATTTGGTATAAAATGTACATCACCGTTTGGCGCAAGAACACCACCAGCGTATGCACCAGCTGCGGTAGTATATACTAATGAATATGTTGATACTACACCAGCTGATGATAATTTTTGCCCCCTATTACCGACAAAAGGAACAAAATGAACATCGCCGTTACTATCAAGAACACCACCTCGATAAGCAGTAGCAGTTGTGTATACCAACGAATATGTTGAAGAAAATATTGAGAAAAATTTGTTAAACTCCGCTACTTGTCCTACTGTAGCAGAAGAAGGAACAAATTGTAATTTATTTTGGCCGTCTAGAACACCACCATTGTAATGTCCAGGTGAAGTTCGTACTAATGTATATGTCGATACAACGCCAGCAGATGATATTTTCTGTCCTCTTGTAACACCATTTTGCACAAAATGTACATCGCCTCGACTATCAAGGACACCACCACGATATGCACCACCTCCAGAAGTAATTACTAATGAATATGTTGATACTACACCAGCGGATGATAATTTTTGTCCTACTCTTGCTTCATAGTTTACAAAATGTATATCACCTCGACTATCAAGAACACCGCCGGAAAAAGAGCGAACTGTGGTATACACCAATGAATATGTTGATACTACACCAGCAGAAGATACTTTTTGTCCTCTGTTTGCACTAAAAGGAATAAAATGAACGTCACCATTTCTGTCTAATACTCCACCAGAATATGCAAAAGATGCCGTATATACTAATGGGTATGTATAAGTGCCAAACTGATCCAACTTTAGTCCTACTCTTGCATTATAAGGAACAAAATAAATGTTTCCATTGCCATCATAAACACCTCCATCATAAGCACCGCCAACAGTATATGCTAAATCATAAGTTGATGCGACACCAAGGTAATTCACTTTTTGTCCTATGTCGGCATTATAAGGAACAAAATGAGTATCGCCTAAAAAAAGTCCATCAAATACTCCTCCAGAATATGCATTCAAAGTGGTGTACACCAAATCATAAGTTGATACAACACCAGCAGATGATATCATCTGTCCTACAGACGCATTAAAAGGAGCGAAATGAATATCCTTTCTATCATTCAAAGCACCACCTTGATACGCTAAAGACACGGTGTAAACTAAAGGATATGTGCTAGAATAAACTTCGGGCGTGATATCGAACTGTAACTTTTGTCCTATACCAACACTATAAGGAATAAAATGCATTTCACCAAGACGATTTACTACACCCTCAAAATATGCACTATCAGCGGTATGCGCCAATGAGTATGTTGATACAACGCCGTATTGAGATATTTTTTGACCGACTTCCGCACTATAAGGAACAAAATGAACGTCAGCATTTCCTGAAATAGTTGGCGCAAGAACACCGCCTGCATAACCATTTCCAGTTGTGTACACTAATGAATATGTTACAGGAACTTGATACATTGATACTGTTCCTATTCCAACCTCAAAAGCATTTCGATCTTCGATTGTGTAATAAGTTTGATTATTATGACATACGTTCGCAAATGATTGATAACCTGAAACTGCGTAATCAAGTGTTACGTTTCCTGTTCCAGTTGTATTTGTTGTGACGAACGCTCTATCTAAAGCAACAAAAGCCATAATTTTTCTTTAAAGTTTGTTTAAAAATGGACTAAGACAAGCATTTACAGGCAAAGGATTAACCGAAAGCGTTGCAATTTTTTGTCCTACTACACCAGAAAAAGGTGCGAAGTATATATCACCGTTTGGCATAAGCGCACCACCGATATACGCACTTGCAACAACATACGGCAATGAGTATGTAGACACAACTCCAGAAGTGGATATTTTTTGACCTCTGTTGGCAGCAAATGGTATAAAATGTACATCACCGTTTGGCGCAAGAACACCACCAGCATATGCAGTAGCGACAGTATAAACAAGTGGATATGTCGATACAGCGCCATCAGCAGATATTTTTTGTCCTCTGTTTGCTGAATGAGGCACAAAATTTATGTCGCCATTAACTGCAAGAACACCACCAAGATACGCAGCAGCAATACTGTACACTAATGAATATGTAGACACGACACCAGCGGCAGAAATTTTTTGTCCTCTGTTTGCATTAAATGGCACAAAGTGTACGTCACCGTTTGGCGCAAGAACACCACCAGCATATGCGGTAGTGGCTGTGTATATCAACGAATAAGTCGATACGACACCAGATGACGATATCATTTGTCCTCTGTTAGCTGAGTAAGGTACAAAATGTATGTCGCCGTTCGGAGAAACAACGCCTCCAACGTAAGCATCGGCAGCAGTATATACTAAGGAGTATGTTGACACAACGCCTGAAGCATTTATTTTTTGACCTCTGTTAGCACTTCGCGGCACAAAATGTACATCACCGTTTGGTGCAAGAATACCGCCATAATACGCATTAGCGACTGTATGTAATAAAACATAAGTGGATGGAATACCCAACTTCGAAAGTTTTTGTCCTCTTACAGCGGAATGTGGCACAAAGTGTGTGTCACCATTTGGTGCAAGAATTGCTCCAGCATATCCAGAAGCAACAGTATATGGTAATGTAAATGTTGATGCGATACCAGCAGTATTCGCATTATCGTATGCATTTCCACCTAAAGCACTCTGTTCCAATAAACCTCTAAATGGTTTCCATCCTGATAAATTAGAATCGATTTCATTATTATCAAATGTTGGTACTCCACCGACAGCAATCGAATTTGGATATACGAGTGAAATGTTTGCCGATGTAGTTAGATTGCTAGGCGATAGATAAATTGCTTGTCCGTTGTTCGATGAATCGAAAATTTTATCTCTTGTAATCGCATTTACTAAAACTCTTTGTGCTGCCGTAGCACTATGATTTGCAAATATAATTCCAATGTCATTGTTTGATGACAACGCTCCACCAAATAAACCAGCGGTTGATGTTACTGCTAATGAATATGTGGTAAATATACCTAAACTTTGATCATATACAGTACCTACTCTTGCGCTATACGGAACAAAGTGAACATTACCATTTCTGTCCAATACTCCGCCGGCATATGCATTTGTTGTTGTATAAGGTAATGGATATGTGGAACTTGAGACTAACGCAAGCATAACTGACGCATTATATGGAATACAATATACTTCACCAGGATAATTAGCAGAGAATGATCTCACTACGCCACCAATATATGCACCCGCTGTTGTGTACGGAAGACCATAAGTGGTTGCAATAAAATTGGCCATGTATTGCCCTACTTGTGCATTGAATGGAACAAAGTAGTTTCCGCCATTAACAGTATATCCACCTTGATATGCGCCTGCAGTAGTATATGCTAACGCCCAAGTTGATGCAATTGTATTAGTAGTGTCAATTGTTTGTCCTACCGCTGCGTTATACGGAACAAAATGAATATAGTAAGGATATGTGACTGTATCGACAATTCCACCAGAATATGCACCAGCAACTGTGTATGCTAAAGAGTATGTTGACACAATACCTGCCGATGATACTTTTTGTCCTCTGTTGGCATTATAAGGAATAAAATGTACTTCATTATCCCCACCAAGAACACCGCCCTGATATGCACCAGCAACTGTGTATGTTAATGGATATGTTGATACAACACCTGCCGATGATACTTTTTGTCCTCTTGTGGCAGAAAAAGGCACGAAATGAATGTCGCCATTAGCGTCACGAACTGCTCCAGAATACGCTGTAGTTGCGGTTGCGGTAACGGCAAATGTTGAAACTATTGGAGATTTTCCGCGGTATGTTGCTTTTCCTATTTCCCATTCACCATTTTTAGGCTCAAGAGAATAATAAAACTCACTATTAAGACTTCCCGAATAATCATTATCTACAAAAGCAAAATTTTTATATCCTGCAATCGTATAAGGTTTATACCCACTATAAGCTGGAATTCGTTCGTTATCGGTAAAGTTAGAAAAGTTTAAACCATCAGGATTTACTGGAGATGGTGTGTTCGCAAGAACCAGTGTTGAATTGCCACCAGAAAAAGTATTTCCACGTGTTCTACTATTAAAAATTATCGTCATGTTATTTTATCACGCTACTATTGGCTGAGTGGGTTCTACATTTCCAATTATAATACAACTTGTAGAACTAGTAAATATTACTGTTGCAATTCCTCTAGGAGAAAGAGGCGTATATGGAATATCATAATCATGTCCAGCCACAAATGCATTTGTAATGCTACATGTTATTATAACATCAGCACTTGTGTTATTGATGATTGTGATGACATCTCCATCCGCAAAAACTCCATTAGGAATAATAACTGATCCGCCTTCTTTTATACTTATATACTTTCCTATATCGGTTAAAGCTAATGTATACTCTGAAGTTTTTTGTCCATTGAATGGTATATTTCTGAAGCCTACTGTAAAATCTTCGTCTGGAAAAGTTGCTGTTCTAGATGCAGTCAAAGTTTTTGGAGTTAGTGTCATGGTATATCCACCAGGTGCTGTTGAACCTCGAAGTGATATACTGTCATACCCAACTGCTCGTTGTACTTTTAGTCCGTTTGGATGTCTTATGGTAACAGCACCCGTAACTATTCCACCATTGTTAGCGTCTAATGAGTTATTCGCACGAATAAATCCAGAATTCGCATGATTAAATGCTGCATTTGTATGAATGTAAGCAGAATTCGCTTGAATGAATCCTGAATTCGCGTGAGCAAAAGCCGCATTGATTTGATCAAAACTTGAATTTGCGTGATCAAATGAAGAGTTAGTTTTTATGAATCCGCTGTTTGCATGATTAAATGCATAATTTGCGTGTAGATATGCGCTATTTGCTTGTATAAATCCAGAGTTGGCATGAATGAATGCTGCATTTGCTTGTATGAATCCAGAATTGGCATGAATAAATGACGCATTCGTATCATGATAAGCAGAATTTGCTTGAATGAAACCTGAATTTGCGTGATCAAACGCCGCATTTGTTTTTATGAATCCACTATTTGCGTGATTAAATCCAGAATTTATGTGGATGTAAGCGGAGTTTGCTTGAATGAATCCACTATTTGCATGACTGAATGCCGGGTTAATTCTTTCAGCAAGTTGTAAAACATTTGCGCCTTTTTGATATAGTTCATTGGCGTAAACGTAAATGCTTGAGATATTTCTACCGACTGTTAAGTCGAGCTGAATGGTTACATTGCTTTTATCAAAGTTCGTGTTTGCAATATTACCAGTATTTGCACGAAGTGTATTAATGTTCGCGTGATTACGAACATTTAATGATGAGCCTGCTCCCTGAATAAAAATGGCAGAATTGGCAATGAAACCACCACTCGTATTACTTGTTAAGTTATTAGCGACTTCAATTAGAGAAGAGGTCGCTGATAACCATTCAGTAAAGTTATTAGAAGTTGAAAGTTGATTTATTGCCATTTTTTTATAAACTTGTTATGTGATACCTGATGTTATGCAATAATTGGGCTCAAGGAACATTACTGTCGCAACTCCTTTTGGCAAAATATTTGCTGATGTGATGATCGTATCTTTGCCAGCTTTATATGCAGTAACTCCATAAGTGAGACCCACATTCGCTGAAGAGTTGTTTACGATAATTACCACATCGCCGTTCGAAAACGGTTGAGTTGAGTAATTTGGAATATTTATATAAGTTTGTCCAAACCCTGGAGCATTGTCAGAAACTTCAATAAATTTACCAATTTCAGTCGGATTAATTGTAGCATTCTGATCGGCTAATGTTCGGGATATAGGCACATTTCTGAAGCCTACTTCAAAAGTTGAATCTGGAAATTCTACGGTTTTGTCAACCGTAAGAATGCCTCCACTCGTTAAAAGAAAATCATATGAAGCAGATCCGCCTGATCTACCTTTAAGTTCTATGGAATCTTCTAATACACCGTTTTGAGATTTAACACCATCAACAGCCAGAATTGTTACAGCACCCGTAACTGTTCCGCCATTGTTAGCGTCTAATGAATTATTAGCACGAATGAATACAGAATTCGAACGATTAAAAGTTGCATTAGCGTGATCAAACGCTGAGTTTGTTTGAATAAATCCACTGTTCGCGTTATTAAAAGCAGGCGCCATGTGAATCAAAGCATGTTCTACTGGTACATTCGCTACATTTATTTTAATAAACTGCGAATTCGCGTGAATAAATCCACTGTTTACATGATCGAACGCAGCATTAATTTGTATAAAATCGCTGTTCGCATGATAGAATGCAGAATTTGTTTGAATGAATCCACTATTTGCGTGATTAAATGCATAATTTGTATGCAAATAAACAGAATTCGCTTGTATGAATCCAGAGTTGGCGTGAATAAACGATACGTTTGTTTGGTTAAATTCAGCATTTGCATGAATGAATGCTGAATTGGCGTGAATATATAATGAATTTGATTGTACGAATTGTGAATTTGCCTGATTAAATGCTGCGTTAGGCTCAACCAATATTCCAATAACATAAAAATTTTCACTATGTCCTTCGTCGGTAGATAAATTTCTTCCTACCGTTAAATCTAATGCTATTGATACGTTCGATCCATCAATATTGGTATTTGCAATATTACCAGTATTTGCGCGAAGTGTATTAATATTCGCTAAAGTGCGAACATTAAGAGAAGAGTTTGCACCTTCAATAAAAATAGAACTATTCGCTAAAAATCCACCGTTAGTGTTGTCGGTAAGATTGTTAGCGACCGCAATTAAAGAAGATGTTGTCAGCAACCACTCTTCAAAAGTGTTTGCTGACGAGACTTGATCTATTTTCACGTTATGATTTTGCTACGAGTTGTCTTAACAAGTCTTTTATTTCTGAAACATCATTCTCTAACTGATTCACTTTATTTTCTATTTTCAAATTTTTTTCATTTTCTTTTCGTTTCATTTCTACTTCGGCTTGATAAGTACGAAACTCTTCTTTATCGATGTTAATTATTGCACCACTTTCGATATCGCGGTACAAGCTTTTACGGTTTTCAATTTGAACGTATTTCATAATATTTAATCTTGTTGTGTTGTAGTTTGAGCACCCTCAGACATAGGCAATGCAATAACACGCAGTTGTGCAAACTTTGGAACATCAACAGATGTTGTTCCATACATAACCACTTTTATCGAAAATAAGATAAAATCATCTGCTATATTACCATCTTTTTTGAGATATGAAACTCTATTATCCGCAGTACCAGAACCATAACGACCAGGAGCATATACCGCTTCAAAAAAGTCAACTGGATTTTTAGAGAACAGATTTTGAGTTTCTGATAATTCAGTCATCAATTGATAGTCATTATCGTCAAAATTCGACGGATCAGTTTCAGACAATAATTTATAATAAACAAGAATTCCTGCACCAGGTGGACGATATGCATCCATGTAAACACGGAGATCACCTGCATCAAAACCTGGCGCCAACTTAACACGTTTGGTAATATAACGAATAGCTGAATTACCTCCAACAGAAGAATCTTCACCATTGTATTCGGCTGTTGCTGTAACTGCACCTCCAGTTTCAGGCGCATTCATCGTAATTGACGGCGATAGAATATACCCTGTTCCAGGATTCGTAATTTCAATACGAATAATTTTACCACTTGCAGCTTCATAAATGCCAACGGCAGCTGCGCCTTCCCCTTGAGCACCCGCAGGAGTTGTTGAAGGATAACTGAACGTAACTGTCGCATTTCCTGTATAACCTGAGCCTCCATTTGTAATAACAAATCCTGTATTCTGCAAAGGCATGTTGTTAATTTTGTTTTCAATTGTCAACAGATTTAAACGTGTGACATCGATCATTGGAGAAATATCAGGATTACTAGAAGATAATGATGCAATCAACTTAAATGTATCATTACCTGATACAGTATTCAAGACTCTTCTACCGTATCCATCAACACATTCATAATCAAAATTAGGCACGATTCTCAATGGTGGATGAGGTTCTCCTAATTCAGGTTCAGAAATAAAATCATAAGTGACAGTTGTGTTCAGAATAGCTGCATCAGTTGACATTAATTGTAAAAGATCGAATGGAGTATTTGCTGAATATGGCGATAAATTCACATTAAAATTTGCGTATCCTTGAGCGGATGAAAACACTCTCTTTTGAATGCTGAACATAATGTCCGAAGTTTGATCCGCAGTCCATGTTGATCCGTTTTGCGACAAGAATAGAGAACCCGTATATGGTTGTTCGGATATCTTATTCTGAGTTCGAATGTCCGTTGCACCTATTTCCGCAATATACGTTTCATATCCATTACTGTTTGAAACAAGGACAAATGAATGTTCTCCTGGTAAAAGAAGCACAGGAGTTTCAAACTTAAATTCCGTATACTTACTTGAGTCAGTCAAATCAGGAATATCGGTTATAGTAACTTTGTCCGGAGTTAATGTTTTTTCCGCAAAAGGATAAACTACAGCCGATGATGGATAACCATTAACAACAGGTCGAAGCTGACATGTTACAGGAATGGTTGAATCTTTTGTTTTAAAACAAACTCTAACCGAATCAATAACTACACCTTGAGGATATTGATTTGGATTAATCAGGAATGTTTGTGCAAGAGGATCATAGTATCCAATAACAACATTGTTCTGTCTTGTCGAACTTGTTGCTGTTTTAACAGATGAAGTTGTTGCAGAGAATTCTTCTGTAACTGTCGATCTTGTAACTGTAGGCACAAATACTGTAATTGTTTGTTCTTGTACAGTATTCACTCTACCTTCAGAGTAGAATTTTGTATCTCCGTTTGATCTTGAATTTTCCACGTTATTAAATTCGTCATCAATCAGACGGAAAATTTTCTCTCCTGTTCTAAAGATATCAGCAGGTATAAAGAATATTCCTGCAGTCAATCCTTCTTCAGTCGTTTCAAGTGTTCCGATTGTGTAAACTGAAGTTGTGTCTGGAGTTGTTCCCCACGAACCAGTGATTGTAACTACACGCGTGGATGCATCATAGCCACTGATTGTGGCAACTTGTCCTTCACCTTTACCTCTTAAAATTCTAATCTGTTTTCCTACAATATAGCTAGATGCGGCTGAATCTGTGTTTACTGCTCCGCCTGCACTATAGGCAAGAGTGATTGTGCTTGCACCGCCACCTAACGCAACACCAACTTGATGAGTCCATTTAAGAGTTCTTTCAAGTTCTTCTGATCTATCGCCCTTTACTGCGATTCCGTGTGTTGCATATTGTGACCAAGAACCTGCTGCTGCATCTGGATCCATATTCGCAATGAATACGTTTTTACCACCTTGCAGTATGGCACCTCCTACTCCAATTTTTTTAGAAAATTTGTAGATAGTTCCATCAGCTTCAGTAAACGTATCTGTTCCAGCAACGGTTGTTGGTTCCAGAGCATAGAAAGTTACTGTTTCGGCATCCGAAATTGTCGTTTTATATGACAGATCATTTTGTGTCATTTCAAAACGATTTACTTTTGCGATTCTATCATTGACATTTACATTGTCGAAGAACGCATTCAGAGTCGTAAATGGTTTAAACTTTTCAGCAAGTACCAACACTCTCTTTTCTCTCATGAACTGAACCACGCTTATATCAACCAATCTATCACCCATTGATTGAGTTAATTCTTGTGGAACAATTTGCGATAAAATACCAGTTCTTGTTGCTTCTAAAGAAGATGTTT